CGGGTTCAATCCCCGTCGCTCACCCCACCCGAAGCCCCCGGAATCATGCGGATTCCGGGGGCTTTCTCGTTCCCTAAGCGTGTCCGTGGTTGCGTCCATGGTTGTGTTCGGCACCCCGCGGGGCCGGATCGGCCTCCGCGTGAGCGACGGGACCGAGGAGAGCGAGTCATGGCAACCATCAGCACGCGCACGTCGAAGAAGGGCGTGACCACCTTCCGGGTGGGCTACTACGAGGGCGGCCGCTTCCGGCAGATGCCGGCCATGCTCTCCGAGACGGGGGCGCGCCGCATCAAGTCGATCATCGAGGACCCCGCCCAGGGCCCGGACGTCGCCCGCCGCCTGCTCGAGGCTCACGCAGACGGCGCCGAGGACGTGCCCACGCTCGCCCAGTGCCTGGACCGCTACGTCGAGGCCCGCGCCGTGCGCTGCAGCGAGGGCACCCTGGCCGGCTACCGCCGCGAGGCCGCCCGCACCTTCCTCCCCCGCCTCGGGCAGCTGCCCGTCACCGCGATCGACCGGCCCGCCGTCCAGGACTGGATCCGCTGGCAGATGACCCAGCCCACCGCGCGCTCGCGGGCTGCGGCCGAGCGCGCGGCGCGGGCGGGCACCCCTGCGCCGCCGCTGGAGCCGGTGTCCCCGAAGACGGTGCGCAACGCCCACTCGCTGCTGTCCTCGATCCTCTACCTGGCCGTCCAGGACGGGCTGATCCCCACGAACCCGGCGCACGGGCAGGACCTGCCGGCCGACGACGTCGAGGAGGAGAAGGACATCTTCACCCGCACCGAGTGGGACCGCTTCTACCGGGCCATGACCCCGCACTTCCAACCGCTGCTGGCCTTGCTGATCACCTCCGGCGCCCGCTGGGGCGAGGCCACCGCCCTGCAGGTCCGCGACCTCGACGTCGACGCCGGCGTCATCCACGTGCGCCGCGCCTGGAAGAAGGGCGCCCAGGGCGTCGTCCTCGGCGCACCGAAGACCCAGCGCGGCCGCCGCGCGATCATGCTCCCCGACCACGTCGTGGCCATGCTCGCCCCGCTCGCCGCCGGCCGACCCCCCGAGGACTTCCTCCTGACCTCCCCCACCGGCCGCGTCATCCACCGCACGAACTTCGTCGAGCGCCACTGGAAGCCCGCACTCGCGGCCGCCGGCATCACGAAGGACCTCTCGCCGCACTCGGCGCGGCACACGTTCGCCTCGTGGGCGCTGATGGAGGGGGTGGCCCCGCAGATCGTGCAGCACCGCCTCGGCCACGAGTCGCTCGAGACCACCTCGCGGCGGTACGCGCACCTGCTCCTGGACGCCCAGCGCGCCGCGGTCGACGCGATCGGCTGGGAGCCCTCCCCCGGCGCCTGACCTCCTGGCACAGCGAGAGGCCCCGCCCAGCTGGCTGCTGGACGGGGCCTCTCTTGCGCTTCCCTTCGCGGCCTCCACGCTCCCCGAGGGGGCAGACACGTTAAACGGCCGGCGCCCGTACCGCGCGCTCGCGGGTCTGCCGAGCCTCCCGGGCCCGCCGCGTGATCACCGGGTAGGCGGCGATGGCCACCGGGTTCTCGGCGAGCGTGGCCACGCGCATCGTCAGCGCCGTCCCCCGCAGCCCGACCAGGTGCTCGGCGGCCCGGTCACGCGCGGCCCCGTGCCGCCACCGCCGCCCCCACAGCTGCAGCACCATGTGGTCACGAACGGACAGGTGGCCGGCGCTCGCGGGCGCCTGGGTGGTCGTGGTCATGTCGGGACGGTACGTCCGGGGTCGGACAGGCTAGACGGTCTCGCGGTGCTCGGGGATCCGGGCGGCGAGGTGCTCCCGCTCGGCCCGGGTGAGCCCGGCGAGTCGGTCGGTGAGCACGAGCGGGGTCACCCACAGTTCGTCGGCGAGCTCGTCCAGGCTCATGGACCAGGGCAGGGCGTCGGAGAGCTGCTCGAGCGTGATCAGGTGCCGGGCCGCGGCCGCGCGCACCGCGTGTTCGACGGCCGGCGGCTGGCAGCCGCGGTGGCCGTGCTCGAGGTGCACGAGCTCGTGGGTGAGCGCGCACCGCCGCTCGGCCTGCGTCATGCGGGGGTCGAGCCAGATCACGGTCGCGCCATCGGTCGCGGCCGGCGCCGTCGGGTGCGGGCGAGCCCAGACCACGACGACGTGCGTCAGCGTGCGCAGCGCCCTCCAGGGATGGAACATGCCCGCACCGTAACCGTGAGACGGGACACGTTACGCGGGGAGGTGCCCGTCCTGGCCTGGATCACCCGCTGGTCTGGCCTTCAGTGCGCGCAGGTCGGCGCGCAGCTTCCAGGCAGCCCAGCCCCACACGATGAGCGCGAGCAGGGGGCCGATGGCGGGAATGGAGCCCAGCAGTGCGCCGCCGAGGAACACGGCCGCGAACAGGCCCCAGGCGCGGACCTTGCCGGCCCGTTCTGCAGCGGCCGCGGCCGCGGCAGGGTGAGCCTCGCGCGGAGCGTTCGTCGGGGGCGCGAGCAAGCCGTCGGCGGGGACGTGGTCCGTCGAGCGGGGCCGGGTGCGCGTCGGCGGCTTGGCGTCGGCCGGCGTAAAGGTCGAGGCGGTCGCTGGCTTGCCGGCCGGGCGGGTGGTGGTCGCGCGGGTCGCCGTCGGCTTGCGAGCGGGTTCCTCAGCAACGGGGATCTCGCGCACGGCGGGGACGGGCGCCGGGTTACTCGAGTCAAGACAGGCGAGCATCTCCGCGCCGGTCATCAGGACCAGCTGCTGGCCGCCGGCGATGTACCGGGCGGCCTTGCGCACCTTCTCGGTGGCCAGGTGGGTGGGGTAGGTCGAGTCGATGACGAGCGCCTCGGAGACCACGAGGATGGTGGTGTCCTTCCGGACGCCCTTCTGCGGTTGTGCGCCAAGCGCGGCGAGGGCCATCCATGCCTCCATACGGGTGTACCCCTCCAGATCGCCGGTCAGGACTACCCGGTGTCCGTGAAGAGGATGCCCCGGGTCTGCATCGGGGTTCGGCTGCGGCAGGTCCTTCACGCGCACTGACGATCCGGAGCCGTCCGGGGCCGCCCCCGGACGCGCCTTCGATGGCAGGACCGCAACGACGCGTTCGTCTCGCGCCGGCCAAGTGGATAGCAGGTCGCCGAGCGTCGTCGCACCGAACCGGCGGCCGAGCTCCAAAACGACGGCCGCCGTGGCAGCGGCATCAGCCCCGGCGTCGTGGTGGTTGAACGGGGGAAGGCCGAGCGCGTGCGCGACGGACGGCAGGTCCCGCCGGTTCGCGTCTATGAACCGGTCGGCCAGGGCGAGCGAATCCACCCACTCCCACTCGACAGGCACGAGGCCCTCGTGGGCGCAGGCGGCGGCATAGACATCGGCGTCGAACGCCGCGTTGTGGGCCACCACGGGCAACGTCCCGACCAGGCGGGCCAGCTGCTCGGCCGCCTCCGCCCAGCTCACCGCGCCACGCACCGCCTCAGCGTCGATCCCATGCACGCGGACGTTCGCCGGCGCGAAGTCGTCCGCCCCGGTCGGCGGCGTCACGAGCCAGCACTGCCGCTCCGCGATAACGCCGTCAACGACCCGCGCCACACCGACCTGACAGACCGACGCCCGAGACCCGTTTGCGGTCTCGAAGTCCACGGCAACGAACTCCATGCCCCTCATGCTCCGTCTCCCCCATGTCCATGGTCCTGGTTCTCCTCGCCGACGTCGCCCCACTCCCGCGCCTGCCGGTCACGGGTCAGCTCGAAGTCAGGGTGTGCTGCCAGATCGAAGTCGGCCGGCGCACCGGCCACCGCGGTCTTCTGTCCAGCGCCAGCGTCACCGCCGCGCGCTCCCCCGCGCTCGGCCGTGCCGCGCTCGCGGTCCTGGTGCTGGTCTGGGTGGTCGTGCTCGTCATGATGGTCCGTCCTACGGCGGTCGAGCATGACCCGGAGGACTGCGGTGAGCAGCTCCTGGTCATACGTCGAGAGGTCAGGGGATTCCTGAACGACGTCGAGGACCGACGGGTGAAGAGCCGAGTCGAGCTCCACTCCCATGGACTCCAGCGCTGCAGTGGCCACGTGGGCCACGGGCACCTTCAGCACGAGCGCGAGCATCGTGATGTTCTCGCCCTTGATCGAGGTGACAGGGGTGGACTTGAGCCGCGCGAAGCTGGTGTGGCTCATGTCGTACCCTGCGCGCTCGGCGCGGGCGGCGAGGTCGCGGAGGGACCAGCCGTTCCGCTCCTGGGCTGAGGCGATCAGCCGGCCCAGCGAGTGCATGTCGTTCATGGCGACCAATCTGCGGGGCGACACCAAGGGGAGCAATCGACCTCGGACACCCGCTGTTGCGTGGAAGTGGACACCGAAACGGTAGCAACAAAGGGGGCGGTATGCCGCATGGCGGCGCGGATACGGGCTATCAGCGCGGACCTGGAGAGAAGTAGGTGGACACCTGGGCCAACTCGATGTACCGTTTTGCTGGACACCACGTCACGCGAAAGGTTACAGTCATGGGGCAAGTCATTCACCTGCCACTCGGGGAGCTCTACATGAAGTTGCGGGACCGCAAGCGACTCCAGCGCCTGATGATCGTCCAGGACGTCTCAGCGCGGCAGCTGGCACGAGCCGCCGGCTGGAAGTCGCACTCATACATGAACCGCCTGCTCAACGGGCAGGCCGAGACCCTCGCGCCCGAACCCGCCCTGCGCATCGCCCACCACCTGGGCGTCGGCGTCGAGGATCTTTTTTTGACCAAGGTGGAACGCCCCACGCACCACCACGGAACGCACGAAAGGACAGCGGCATGACCGCGCTGACGCCCTTCCAGTACGGCACCACCGCCGTGCGCACTGCCGTCATCGACGGCGAGCCCCACTTCGTCGCCGCCGACCTCTGCGCCGTCCTCGAGATCGGCCGCCAGCAGGACGCCACCCGCTACCTCGACGCCGACGAGAAGAGGGGGTGTCTGGTAGACACCCCCTCCGGCCCGCAGACCATGGTCGTCGTCACCGAGGCCGGCATGTACTCGCTGGTGCTGCGCTCGCGGAAGCCGGAGGCGAAGGCGTTCAAGCGGTGGCTGACGCACGAGGTGCTCCCGGCGATTCGGAAGACGGGCGCGTACTCCGTGCAGCGTGAGCTGACCGAGGACGAGATCATCCACCGGGCCCTGACCCTGACGGTGGCGAAGGTCGAGGCGCTCGAGGCGAAGGTCGCCGAGGACGCCCCGAAGGTCGCCGCGTGGGAGTCGATCGTGTCCTCGGCGGGCTCGTGGTCGTACAACGACGCCGCGAAGGTGCTGTGCGAGTCCGGGCAGATCGAGATCGGCGAGAAGCGCCTCGTGAAGTCCCTCGTGGACTGGGGCTACCTGTACCGCGATGCGAAGGGCCGCCCGCACGTGTACCAGCGGTACATCGAGCAGGGCCTGTTCGTGGTGAAGGCCCGCACGTACCGCGACCTCGTCTCGGGTGAGGTGCGAGAGTCCGCGGCCCCGCAGGTCCGGCTCACCGGCAAGGGCCTCGGCGTCGTCCGATCCCGTCTGACCGATCAGCCGGCCTTCGAGCTGCTCGGCATCCGGGTGGTGACGGCATGACCACCCCGCGCCGCGTGCAGCGCCAGCGCACGAAGGGCTGGCGGCTGCCCGAGAACACGGTCTACGTGGGCCGCCCCAGTGTGTGGGGGAACCCGTACACGATTCGCCGCGAAGGCAAGGGCACCTGGGATGTGTACCACTACAACTCCTTCCTCGCCACGTACACCACGAGGACGGGGGAGGAAGCGCGCGCCTACGCCGTCTACAGACTCCGTCAACTCCTTGAGAGGGGCCTGGACCCGTGGGGTATGGATCGCGTTCGCGCAGAGCTGGCCGGGAAGAACCTGGCGTGCTGGTGCCCGCTCGATCAGCCGTGCCACGCGGATGTGCTGCTCGAGGTCGCGAACCGAGAGGTGGTGACGGCATGACCACCACCACCGCCGCGCCTTTCTACATCGAGAACCTGCGCCGGGCACGGCTGGCGCGGACGGCCCGGGCCGCGGAGCTCACGGCCGCCCGCCTGGAGGACCTCGAGCACCTGGCCGCCGACCGCGTGACCCGTGAGGCCGCGGCTCTGCGGGCCGGGTTCCCCTCGGTCGAGGCCATGGAGCGGTTCTGCCGCCGGGTGGGCCGTCACGACCTGATCCAGTCCCTTCCCCTGAAGAGGAGCGCAGCATGACCGCCGCCGTCGCTCAGACCGTCGAGGTCCCCGCCGTCCTCACGACCTCGGACCTCGCCTCCCGCTGGCGGGTCTCCGAGGAGTGGGTCCAGGACGCCGCGAAGGCCGGCCGGATCCCCGGCTTCAAGGTCGGCCGCGCGTGGCGGTTCCGCGTTGATGCGGTCCTCGCCCACGAGGAGGCCGAGCAGGCCGCCCTGTCCCCCGCGAACGTCTTCGCGCTCGCCCCCGGCGCCGTAGCCCGCCGGGCCCGCCGCGCCACCGCCTGACCATCCACCCCGGCCGCGCGTCCCGCGCCGGCCACCACCCACAGAGGAGACCCACCATGTACTTCCAGATCGACCCTCCCGGGTCCGACTACACCAGAGTCCAGCTCGACGTCCCGAACGGGCAGCTCGAGGAGTTCATCCGGGCGATCCACGGCGCCCAGATTGATCACGAAGAGGACCGACCCCGCAACGGGGCTCGCCGCCTCCATCCCACGGGCCCCTCAGCGGGGAAGCCTGAAGGCGACGGCCCAAACGGCGGGTCAGCCCTCCGAATCGGTGTTCTGGAAGGTGATGGAGAGGACGTTGCCGTTGGTGTCGTTCTCGAACTGCCGGACCGCGCTCTCGAGCACTTCCTTGGACGGCGGGGCACCCGTCGACATGCAGCTGATGGCGGCATGCGCGGGGACAAGAGCGAACGAGAAGACGTCGGCCACATGGAAGCGCAGCGCGGTGGGCAGGCCCTTGCCGGAGCGTTCGATGAGGTAGAAGGCCAGTGCGGCGTAGAACTCCGATCCTTCGCTACCAGCATCGGTGCGGGGAACAATCTCGGTGCCGTTCACAGTCAGGGTAGTCCTGGGATTCATGCGTCCTCCTGCAATGGTTGCCGGTGCGCCGGCGCGGCCCGGCCGGATGGCGCGGGTGAGGCTCAGCCTACGAAGACCGAGGCCCTGCTGGAAGAGGCAGTCGAGCTGCTGAAGTCCGTCGCGCTGTCCGTGGCACCTCCGGTGATCCGCTTCCCGGAGAACGCGGCGTTCACAGGCCGCGTGAAGCCCGAGGACCTGTCGCGTGGAGTGTGGTCGATCCCGGCCGACGACATGGGCGTCTCCTTCGCGGGCACGACGCTCGCGGACGAGGACGCGTGCCGCCGCGTCGACGACGACGTCGACCAGGACGGCCCGGACTGCGAGGGCCCCGATGGCGGTGAGTCCGCGTGAGCGCGGCGTCGCTCCCTGAGGGGCTGGGGATGCGCGCGCCTTCGCGGCCGGCCACGTGGTGGGCGCCGGCGGACGGGTCGCTGGGCTGCGCGGTGCGTGACGTCGTGCGCACGGGCCTGGCTGTGGCCGCGGTGCTCGCGGTGCTCGCGCTCCCGGGCCTGGTGGACATGGCCATGACGGCCCTGCTGGGCGGTGGTGGCCGTGGCTGAGCCCCGCAAGCACCACCAGATCCTGCTGCAGGTCGTGGACCGCAAGCCCATGCCGCAGCCGTACCCGTGGGTGTCGTACCGGTCCCGTGACGAGCTGCGCGCCGCGGTCGTGCTCGCGACGCGCGTCTACTGGTCGGCCGCGCGACGCGCGGACGTGACGCTCGCGGGCTCGGACTGGCGTGAGTGCCGGGGCCAGGTCTTCCTGTCCTTCCCGGGCGGCCGGACCGTGGACGCCCGTTTCTTCCCCGTGTTCGACCCGAGCCGGCCCGCCGAGGAGCAGGCCCGCAGATCCGAAGGAGACCGATGATGGCCATGAAGAGCGAGACCCAGGCCGCAACGCTCGAGCTGCAGCGCGTGGAGAACCTTCGCCCCCACCCGAAGAACGTCCGGGATCGGGCGGTCGCGGACGAGGAGATGATCGCCTCGGTCCGTACGCAGGGCATCCACCAGCCCCTCGTCGTGGCACCTCACCCGACGCTTGAGGGCGACTACACGGTGATCATGGGCCACCGGCGCCTCAACGCGGCGAAGAAGGCTGGCCTCGACACCGTCCCGGTCCTGGTCCGTCACGACCTGATGGACGAGCGTGACCAGATCGCGGCCATGGTGCAGGAGAACCTGCACCGCAAGGACCTTTCCATCGCGGAGGAGGCCACCGCCGTCCAGGCGATGCTGGACTTCGACGGCTGGGACGCCAAGCGCGTGGCGCGGGAGACCGGTCTGTCTGCCCGCCGGGTCCGGGCCCGCGCCAAGCTGACGAAGCTCGACGACGCGACCTTCGAGCGGGTCCACGACGGCCAGCTCACCCTCGAGCGGGCCGAGGTGCTGGCGGACTTCGCGGGTGAGCCGGAGGAGGAGAGCCTGCTGGCCGTCGTGGACGTGCACCCGTCGAACTGGGACTGGCACGTCAGGCGGGCGAAGGAGTCCCGGGAGTGGCGCAAGCGGCGCCCGAAGGTGCTCGCTGAGCTCAAGGCGGCCGGCGTCGAGGTCATGGACGCCCCGGAGACGCCGGTGTGGCGATCGGACTCGGAGTGGCAGGAGGTCAAGGTCGAGGATGCGGCGGAGGCGGCTGAACGTGGCGCCCGCGCCGTCGTCGCCGAGGACAGCGACGACGTCCGGTACCTCGTGCCTCGATCCAAGCCGGATGCCGCGGCCACGGCCGAGGAGGTGGCGCGCGAGGCCCGTGCCGCGCTCCGCAAGGAGCTCGACACTGCTCTCGCCGGCGTCCGTGACCTCGAGGACCAGTGGATCCGCGACACCGTGCTGCCCGCGGCGAAGGCCGGCGACGAGCGCACCCTCCGTGTTCTCGCCCGCTACTACCAGCAGGCCACCACGAACTTCGCTGGCGCCTACGGGATCCAGGCGCGTCAGGCCCGCATCCTCCAGGTCACCAAGGGTGCCGCGCCGAACCTGGGCGCTGCGGTGGCCGAGGCCGTCGCTGGGATGACGTTGGTCGAGCAGGCCGCGCTGTGGGTGGTCGGCATGTGCCAGACCCCCTCGCTCTCCAGCTACGTCTACGAGCACGCCTACCCCTCCCCCTCCACGCTGCTGTGGCTCGAGCTCCGCGCCGCCCTCGGCTGGGTGTTCGTGGATCCCGAGGTCCGCGCCGTCCGAGAGCTGGCCGGTGAGGACGGCCCTGACGGGCGCCTCGCGCAGCTGGCCGGGCTCGCCCCGGCCACCCGGCCCGCCACGGACGGCGGGGTCGACGACTCCGCTGAGGGCGGTGATCCGGCATGAACGCGACGCTCGCACCCAGCCTCGAGGCGGTGGACGAAGCGGAGCGGACCCCGTGTCAGCTGGCGGATCCGGACATCTGGTTCACGCCGTCGTCGGAGGAGGTGGCCGTGGCCGCGTGCTGGAAGTGCCCCGCCCGCGAGGCGTGCCTGCGGGCGGCCATGGACGCCGAGGGGACGGCGCGCACGTCGTCACGGTTCGGGGTGTGGGGCGGGCTGACGCCGATGCAGCGCTCGGCCTTGCATCGGGCGGACCGTCCGGGACGTGGCCCGTCTGCCGGGGCGGGTGATCGCTGATGGGCGGGAAGGTCGCGGCGGCGCTGCATGGCGTGCCGTGCGATGGCCGGTGCTGCCGGCAGAACCGGCACCTGGGGGTGTGCCCCCACAGGCGGGTGTGTGAGTACCACCTGCGCGAGGACGCCCGCACGGCGCGTGCGGAGCGTGAAGCAGAGCAGATCGCGGACCTGCAGCGGGCCGCGGAGAGAGCGATGAGGAGACCACGATGACGACGACGTTCGAGATGACCTGGGAGGACCCCGGACCGGCGCGTGTCGGCCGCCCGGGCGACTCGCATCTGCGCCAGGTGCTGGCCGAGTTGCAGAAGCATCCCGGCCGGTGGGCGAAGGTCGCCGAGAGCAAGGCCAACGGTGGTCAGGGGTCCTGGTGGAAGAAGCAGGGCTGCGAGGCCACGACCCGCCGGGACCGGGAGCGTGGCGTGACGGCGACGTACGCGCGCTGGCCCGAGCCCGACCCGGATGACCCGCAGCCGGCCACGGCGCCCGAAGAGCGGGCCGAGCCTGCGGCTCAGCCTGCACCGCCGGAGCCCGCACAGGTCGAGCCCGCAGCGAAGCTCACACAGGAGCCGGAGGCGGAGCCCACCGCGGAGCCCGTGCAGGAGCCGGCACAGGTCGAGCCGGCCCCCGCGCCCGCACCCGCGCCCGCACCCGCACCGGCCCCGGCACCGTCGAAGGTCGGCCGGGTCAGCAACGCGGAGTGCGACGCGATCCTCGAAGCCCGCCTCGAAGGGGCCACCCTCGACGACCTCGCGGAGCGGTTCGGGCGAGCAGTCGCCACGATCCGGTCCGCGATCACCCGGGCCGAGGACCGCCGCCAGAAGGCCGAGGACACCGCCCGCCCGACCCCGCTCGTGGCCAGCCAGCCCAAGGGCACCTGCAGGGTCTGCCACGCCAAGAACCGCGGCCTCACCAACGGTGTCTGCCGCCTGTGCATCGTCCGCGCCCGCGAGGCCGCCGCCCTGCGGGAGGACGCGTCATGACCGGCCGCCGGACCCCACTCGTCACGAGCCACGCCGACCGGCTCCGCACCCACGGCCGCCTCAACAAGAACGAACTCGCCCTCCGCCCCAACGTCGACGAGAACCGCGCCAACCTCGAACGGTTCATGCGCCGCCGCCCCGCACCCAACGTCACCCCCACACCATCCAAGGAGACCCGAGCATGAACCCGCACACCATCCTCCGCAGACTCACCGCCCTCGTGGGTGCCGCGCTCGCGGGCCTGCGGGTCCACCAGCTGATCCGTGAGGCCCGGGCATGAGCGCCGCCATCGATCCCGTGGAGGAGTCGGTGGAGGAACCCACGACGGCCGAGCCGACCCCGGCCGACCCCGTGGAGGAGCCGACCCACGAGCCCGCGCCGGCGGAGCCGACCCCTGAACCGGCGGGCGAGCAGACCCCGGCACCCACCCCGACCCCCCAGGCCGGGGACCCGTGGGAGCCCTGCACGTTCGACGACCTGCGTCTCCGGGACCGTCTGCGCTGCCAGTGGATCCACCGCGGCCGCCTCCTCGCCCGCGAGGGCACGGTGGCCGGGTTCTCGACACTGGTCGGCACGGACCCGCAGAGCACGACGACAGCGGTCCTCGACATGGAGGGCCTGGTGATCGTCACCCGCCGAGAGGCGGAGTCCTCCGCAGTCCTGACCCGCATCCCGGCCCCCGTGCAGCCCGTGGACTACGCGACCCTCCCGGCCGTGTTCGGGGAGATCCTCACGGACATCCGCGGCGTCGACGGCCGCACCCACACCAGCGCCGTATGGAACGGCTTCCACTGGTTCACCGAGGGCGGCGAAGCCCTCAACGCGACCGGCATCAGCGCCGCCACCCACCAGGACCACCGCCTCACCCACGACGGCGAGACCGAGATCGGTCAACCCCGCTTCCGGAAGGAGCCCCTCGCATGAACCCGCGCACCACCCTCCGCAGACTCGCCGCCCTCGTGAGCGCCGCGCTCGCAGGCCTCCGGATCCGCCGGCTGATCCGTGAGGCCCGGCTGGGCTGCAGTCACGTGCATGACCGGGATGCGGCGGCGGGCGCCGTCGTCGCGGCCCTGGGCGTGCTGGTGCTGGCCCATCGGCTGCCGGAGACCGAGGCACTGGTCCGCATCTACCCGGACGGCGCAGGCGGCGATCGGGTGTCGGTCATCCTGACGCGCGGTGACGCCGTCTCGGCGATCACCCATGCGGTCCCGTTCTCGTGCGTGGAGTCGCTGGCGGCGCTGGCGCCGGCCGTGCGTCGCCTGGCCCGAGCGGAGGCGGCGGCATGAGGGTCACCTTGGACACGATGCAGTTCCGGCAGGCTCTGGCGGGGGCGCTGCCGCACACGGGTGGCCCGAAGTCGGGTGTGCTGGAGCACCTGCGGGTGCAGGTCTCGGACCGCTGGGTGTGGGTCATGGCCTCGTGCGGGTCCACGTCTGTGATGGCGCGGTCGTCTGTGCTGGAGGTGGAGGATCTGACCGGGGATCCGGCCACGGACGCGTTCCACCTGTCCCCTGCGGCGGCGAAGGCCGTCCTGGCGGTGTTCACGCTGGCGGACGAGCTGGATCAGACCATGTTGATGATCACCCGGGAGGTCACGGACGCCGGCCACCAGCTGACGTTCCAGGACGTCGGTGGCCTGATTGCCGGCAGCGAGCTCGTCCTGCAGGGCGGTGACCCGGATCCGGAGTTCCCGAACGTCCCTGCCTCGGTGATGCCGGCCTCGTTCGTCGGTGAGGAGCTGCCGTTGCACACGCTGGTGCACGAGAAGGGACTGGCCCGCTTCGTGCGGACGGCGAAGGCGTACGGCGGGGAGCTGACGATCACCGGCAACCGCCGTACCGGGTCCTCGTACCTGGTGGCGGCCGGACCGCACTGCCGCGGCCTGCTCACCATCGCCCGCCTGGACCCCGAGGACGGGGACACCCCCGACTTCGGTGGTCTCGAGTTGGACTGGCGTGAGCAGACCGAGGACCTCGCCCACGCCCTGAACCGCATCCAGCGCGAGCACCTGGCCCGCAAGGACGAGACCGAGGCCAAGGAGGCCCTGGCCGTCGCGGTCCGCAAGGGCTTCAAGGACGACGCACTCGACGGTCTCACCGTCTCCACCGGCGGCTCATCCTTCACCATCACCCGCGACGACGTCGCCCGGCTGGACGAGGTGGACTCGTGATCACCGCGTCGAAGCACGACAGCGACACGCCCGTGCGGACTCCCGTCTGTTCGCGGTCCCCGCGGCTCGGCACCCAGGAGTACGCGCTGTACGCCCTGGTGAACCGCCGTGTCTCGATCCGCCCGAGGGTGATGCGCTCCGGCCTGCTGGCGGGCGCCGTGTTCTGGGAGATCGAGTACCTCGGGGGTGGCGGCGGTGCCATGTGGGCCCGCTTCGCGCCGACCCTCGCGGACGCCATGGACGTCGTCTACGCCACCCGCCGCGCCGACCGCCCCGCCGCGCTCACCGTCTGGCCCGCCCCCACCCCGCCCGCCGAGGAGGTCGAGATGTCGGGCGTGCCGTGCGTCCTCACGGATGTCCAGTTCCGGGAGGTGCTTGCCGCTGGTGTGGCCCTGTGGACTGGTCTTGAAGCGGTCGTCGCTGGTTTCAACGGGCGCGCCGTCGTCGTGCCCGCCTCGGACGTCGCCGCCTTCACCCTCCCGGACGGCACCCGCGCCCGCCGTGACGGGGAGCACGCCGACGGGCGGCCCCGGTTCATCAAGGTGCGGGAGGGGGAGAAGTGACCCGCCCCATGCCCGGACCGCCGGAGCACCGCCTGACCGCCCACCCGCACGGCGACGACGGGTGGTGCCCCATCTGCCACCACCTGACCGCTCGCCGCCCCTATGACCCGTCCAAGCGCCTCACGGACGCCGAGTGCGCCGCCCATCGTTGGCAAGCAGCATCCACCCTCGGGCTCGCCTTGTATGCGCCCGCCGAGGTTCTCGGCGTCGATATCCCCGAAGACGGGAACACGTACAGCTTGGAACGCCCCGACGCAGAGCCGCTGAACCGCGCATACGACACCTGGCACCGTTTCGCCACCACCCCGCACGCACTGGAGGACAGCCCGTGATCGCCCTCATCATCACCGCCATCGGCGTGACCCTCGTCCTGCTCATCTTCCGCGCCGCCCGGGGACGCTTCCCCTGGGAGCCGTTCCCGGAGTCCGCGGAGATTCTCGACCGCATCACCCTGGAAGGAGAGACCAATGACTGACCACACTGCCACCGGGGAGGCGAGAGAGGCCCTCGACGATCTGCACCTGGCCGCGCACGAGAACGGGCCCACGACGGACCTGTCGACGCACTTCCGCCGCGCACGTCGCCTGTGGGTCACCGTGGTCGGCGAGCACCACATGGCGTACGCCGAACCGGTCCCCGCGTGGGACGAACTCGGCGCCCACATGCAGCTCATGCTGACCGGCCTCGTGGCCCGTGCCGTGCAGGACGTCCTCGAAGTCGAGCAGGTCATGTACCGGGCGCTCAGCGCCGCGCTCGACCTCGCGGTCCGGCTCGACGCCGAGGCTGAGGAGCTGCGCGACTTCTCCGGCGGGATGTCCGACGAGTCCGAGTGGCTCGAGGCAACGGCCACTCGCATCCGCACCGCGCTCGCGGGTGTTGAGGGCGAGGGCTGATGCCGTGGCTGAAGGTCTCGGACGCCAGCGCGACTCACCCGATCGCGTTGGCGGCCATGGAGGCCGACGACGCGGACGACCGCATCGTCAACGAGCTCTTCGGGTTCGTGGCCCGTTGCGCGGTCATGGCGGCGCAGCACGAGCGCGACTACGTGGTCACGGTCGGTACTGCCCGCGTGATGGCCGGTAGCTCGAGGTTCGAGGCGCTCGTGGCGGCCGCGGTGCGTGCGGGGTACTTCGTCGAGACGACGGCGGAGGACGCCGAGGGTGTGCCGCGGCGCGCGTTCCGGCTCGTGGAGGAGAAGGACCTCTTCCACATGCTCTTGAAGAAGGAGCGGGCCTGGGAGACGCAGCGCCGGAACGACGTCGCGAACCCCGAGCTGACGGTGCCCGTGCGGCTCCGCGACGGTGACGGCTGCCGCTGGTGCGGCAAGACCGTGGCCTGGCGCGACCGGAAGTCGGGGCGCGGCGCGACCTACGACCATGTGCGTCCGGGGCAGGGCGCGGCCTCGCCCGAGGACCTCGTGGTCGCGTGCCGGTCGTGCAACAGCGCCCGTAAGGACGAGGAGAACACCTCGTTCGACCGGGCCCTGATGCCGCCGCCGGAGCACCCGCTGTACGGCGCGGACACCCTGGCCTTCCTGGCCGAGCACGACGTCGTCCCCGCACCCACCGCTCCCGAGGAGGCTGGCAGCACCACCCCCGCAGCAGAGCAGGCACCGCAGCGCGAGAGCGCGCCGGCGCAGGCGACCGCAGCACCGACCGACGCAGCAGGCAGCACCGCCGGCGACGCGACCGCAGCACCCCGTCAGGGCGTGCGCGACACCGCGTCCCGGCCGGAGCGCCAGCGCGCGGCCCAGGTGCGCGACGCCGGCGGCCCTGGCGAGCCCGCAGCAGCGGCCCCCGCTCAGCGCGACGTGGCGCGCCGCCTGCTCGACAAGCGAAAGCAGGAGCTGCTGGAGGCACTGGCCGCCGCGCGGGGCACCCCGCAGCCGGCGCCGGCCGCCGAGCGCTCCTGGGTGGACCTCGCCGAGGTCGAGTGGGAGCCAGACGATGCAGGCCCGCCGGGCGTCGGGCCGGTGGATCTGCAGATTCCCGCAGATCGCCAGGCTGAAGGATCTGGATTCCCCGGGTCGGGTCGGGACGGGTCAGGTCGGGACGGGACGTGCCTGGACGGGCACGGGCCGGGCTCGGGCTGGGACGTGCCTGGACGGGACGGGAGCGCGGGTGGGTCTGGTGGGGCTGGGAAGGGCTCTGGCAGACGGAGAAGACGGGGCAGACGTGGTGGTCGTGGTCGAGGAGGTGACCGTGGTGAGGGCTGAGGAGTACGCGCAGATGATGGCGGCTGGGATGTCTGAGGACGTCTTCCAGCGGCAGGTGGAGGGGCTGGCCGAGTCGCTGGGGTGGAAGGTCTATCACACCCACGATTCGCGTCGGTCTCACCGTGGGTGGCCGGATCTCGTGCTCGGTCGCCGAGACCGGGTGCTGTTCCGGGAGCTGAAGACGATGAAGGGGCGCGCGACGCCCGACCAGAAGAAATGGCTCGAGCTGCTCAACGCGGCCGGGCACGACGCGGCCGTGTGGCGGCCGGTCCAGTGGTTCGACCGGACGATCGAGAGGGAGCTGACGTGAGCGAGCTGATGGAGCTGGTGGACCGGCTCACCGTGGAGACCAGACAGATCCTGCACACCGACGCGGGGCCGGCCGTCGTGCGAGCTGCCCCGCTGCTCGAGCAGTTGCAGGAGGCGGTGCACCCGTCCGGGGAGGGCGGTGGCGGCTCGTCTGGGTCGGTCGGCTCGGGTGCCCCGCTCGATGTCACAGCCCTGGCCCTGCTGTGCCAGGTGAAGGACGAAGCGATCCACCTCTCGTGGCTGGCCCGCTCAACGCCCGGCGTGCTCACCGTGCGTCCCGGGCTCGGCGGATTCACCCTGGCCGAGCGGATCCGCTGGACCGCCGCCGCCCTGGAAGGACAGGCGGCCGAGGCGGAGATGCTCGCCACCGTGCGCGGGTGGACGGCGTCGATCGAACGGCTGTTCGACCCGCCGCGCGTCGTCGCCCTGCGCGGGGCCGAGTGCCCGGCATGCGGGATCGCCCGGACTCCGGTGCTGAACCGGGACCTCGAGGAGTACGTGGACGTGCCGGCGCTGACCATCGTGCAGAGCCAGACCCCGCGGGCCTCGTGCGCGGAGTGCGGCGCCGAGTGGCACGGCCCCGAGGTCGTGGACCTTGCCGTCCAGCTGGGCGCCCCGCCGTCCGTGGCGCACCTGCTTGCAGGCTGACCGCCCCGAGGTGTACGCTCGGCAGTGCTTGGGATAAGTGCGCCCAGGCCCTGATCTTCGAGAAGGCCCCGACCCCCACAGGTCGGGGCCTTCGTCGTATCCAGCTGGGTTCCGCGAGTCCGCTTTCACGCTCGCAACAAGGACGGCCATGATGGGTGCTCTTCCCCTAGCCGCACCTGCCCACGGTCCGCGTCGGCGGCGACGCGGACCACCTACTTCCCGCTCGAGGTGACGTGATGCCGTACGCGCTGCGCAAGCCGTGTGCCGAGGCTGGGTGCCCGCAGCTCGTGGGCTCGGGCCGCCGGTACTGCGACGAGCACCAGGGATCGTACGAGCGGCGCCGCGGCACGCGGCAGCAGCGCGGGTACGGTCCGGGACACGAGGCCGTCCGGGAACGGATGCGCCCCGCGGTCGAGGCCGGCACGGCGCTGTGCGTTCGGTGCGGCCGGTACATCACGCCCGGCGACGCATGGGTGGCAGACCACAACGAGGACCGGTCCGGTTACCTCGGGCCGGCCCACAGGAAGTGCAACGACGCTGCCGGCGGACGCGCGGTACGCCACCGCGGCACCGCGGCACGGTGACGGCACGATCCTCCATCGACCTCCAAGAGGCCGATGTCGAGGCCGCGGCCACCGAGCGAAGGACCGGCCCGACAAGCCAGCCGGCACCGGCCAGCGAAGCGCGCTGACGCCGCCACGCCGACGCTGAAAACCGCATGAACAAGCCGATCCGGACCCGCCGCACCGACGTCCGACCCCCGCGCAGGGGGTGGGGGGCCTCCCCCCTCGACGAACAGCCCGGGACCGCCGGGGAGGGATTCCGCTGTCCCCGCAGGTTAGGCCTTTTTGATCAGGGGGTACCCCGGGTGGGTAAGAAGAAGCGCGCCAAGACTCGGGTCGAGGACATCCGCGACACCGTCAGCCGCGCCGAGATCGACCGTGCCGCAGCCTTCATGTGCCGCGTGGTCTGCCTACTCGGCCTGCCGACGTGGCGCATCATCATCGCGGTCGAGCCCGCCGACGAGGACTGCGCAGCGTCGATCCAGGCGATCCGTGGCCGCTACTGCGCATCCGTGCGCCTCGACGCCCAGTGGGAGACCTTCGACCTCGAGACGCGACGCCTCGTGCTCGTCCACGAGACCCTCCACCTGCTCCACCACCGCATTGACGATGCCCTCGACGGCGTCCGCGGCGCCGGCCGGTACCGCCTCGAGGCGGAGTACATGGTGGACCTGCTCAGCCACGCCGTGACCGACTGGCCCGCCGTCCGCGCGGCCTTCGACGACGTCTACGCTGGCGTTGCCAGCCCAGACTGATATGCAGGAGATGCGATGAATGACGCCCCGTTCGACGACGCAGCGCCGCTCAACCCCGCGCCTTCGCTGCGGGAGGTGCGCGAGCTGGTGAGGCAGGCCGTGCACCTCAACGAGACGGGTGAGCCTGCCCCGGCAGACGAGCAGCGGGTGGACGTGCCCGACGGCGACGCACAGTGGGCCGCCAGCACGATCCTCCGCGTCGTCGCCCTGGCCGCTCAGCTCGACGTGGAAGCGCTCAAGGCGGAGGCTGTCGGCAACCGCGACGACGCCCAACAGGCCACGGCCGAGAGCGACCGACTGTACGACGCGCTCGCGGGAGACAGCAGCACCGACCCCACCTGACGTCGAGGAGGCCGCTCATGCCCGGACCCGCCGCGCGCCCCGCGCTCGCCGTCGTCCGCGAAGGCAACCCGAGCCACCGGCCCGTCCCCGAGTCCGTGGTGCTCCCGCCCGCCGACGACTTCCCCGAGCCCTCCTGGGCCCGCGAGTTCCCCGAGGCCAAGGCCCCGAAGAAGCCCGACGAGCCCGAGCGCGAGCCCGACGAGTCCGTCGAGCACTTCACGCAGCGCCAGTACCGCTGGGAGAAGGCGCTCGCGGTCTACGAGCGGCGCCGGCAGGCGGTCAACGGCACCCGATTCGTCCGCAAGCGTGCGGCCGAGGAGTGGGCGCGCGTTGTCCCGGTGCTGCGGAACTCGGTGGGCCTCGGTGATCCGGATTGGTCGCTCGTCGTGGACTACTGCGTGTGCGTGGCCCGCCTCGAGTGGGCGGAGCACGAGCTCTCCCGAGAGGGTCTGATCGTCATGGGCCAGCGCGGCGCCGCGAAGAACCCGATGACGACGATCGCGGCCCAGTACCGCGCCCAGCTGAAGACCTACGTGCGCGAGCTCGGCCTCTCGCCGGCCGCGCGCACCGGCCTGCCGGCCCGCGAGGACGTCGGCGACGACTTCGATCCGTTCGACTGAGGGAGCTGAGGCGCACCGCCCCTGACGAGGAGGTGCGCCGTGGCCACGAAGAACCCCCTGGACGAGCTTCCCGTGCCGTACGACGCGCTCGTGGAGCTCGGCATGAGCCACGAGCAGATCCTCGAGGCGGCCGGCAAGCGACCGCACACAGTGGCGTTCCAGGCTGACCAACACCCGGACGCGTGGTTCGACGTCGCCCGCGCGCAGCGTGCGCTGCGCGCGCTCGGGGCGTTCACCCACACGAAGGGCCGCTGGGCTGGCGTTCACCTGCGCCTCGGCCAGGGCCTGGACCCCTGGCAGGTCGTCTGGATCCTCGCCCCCGTCTTCGGCTGGGTCTACTTCGACGCCGAGCTGGACCGCGTCGTGCGCGTGATCCGCCGCGTGTGGGTCGAGATCCCCCGCAAGAACGGCAAGTCGACGATCTCCTCCGCCATCTCCGGCGTCCTGCTGCTCGCGGACCAGGAGCCAGGCGCCGAGGTCTACAACGCGGCCGGCTCGAAGGACCAGGCCGCGCGAGTGTTCGAGGACGCCAAGCGGATGCTCTCGACGTCGAAGGCCGCGCGCTCGCGGGTGGAGCCGCTGAAGGACGTCGTGCGTGTCCCGCGGACGGCCTCGATCCTTCGGGTGCTCTCGTCCGTGGCGGAGACCGCGCACGGCCTGAACGTGTCTGGCGCCGTCGTGGACGAGGTCCACACGCTGCGCCGCAAGGCCGGCCTCGTGGACGCGCTGGAGACCGGCGTGGGCGCCCGCGACCAGCCGCTACTGCTGTACATCACGACGGCGGACGAGGCCGAGGACGGCACGCCGTACGACGAGAAGCACACGTACACGCTCAACGTGGCCTCCGGGATCATCTCGGACCCCTCGTTCTATGGGGTGGTCTGGGGCGCCGAGAAGGGCGACGACCCGTTCGCGGAGTCGACGTGGGCGAAGGCCTCGCCCGGCTTCCCGAAGTCGCCGAACCGGCGGTACATGGAGACCGAGGCGAAGAAGGCGCGGAACTCCCCGCGCGAGCTCGCCGTCTTCAAGCAGCTCGCGCTGAACCTGCGCACGTCGTCGACGTCGCGGTGGCTGGACATCGGCAAGTGGGACGAGCTCACGGCCCGCCCGGATCGCGCGCGGCTGCGCGGCCGCCGCGCGTGGGCGGGGCTGGACCTCTCGGCGACGTCGGACTTCACGGCGTGGGCGGTCTGGGTGGAGTCCACCCGGCCGGGCTACCAGCTCGAGCTGCTGATCGACTACTGGGTGCCCGAGGACCGTGTGGAGGCACTGCAGGAACAGCTGAAGGTACCGCTGCAGGCCTGGGTGGACCAGGGCTACGTGCACGCCACCGAGGGCGACGTGATCGACTACGCCGCGGTGAAGGCCAAGGCGGTGGGCGACGCCCGCCACTACGACCTGCAGCGCATCAGCTACGACCGCATGTTCGCCGGCCACATCGTGCAGGAGATCGACCAGGCCGCGCGCGGCGTGGACCTCGTGCCCGTGGGCCAGGGCTTCGTGGGCATCGGCCCCGCGGCCAAGGAGTTCGAGCGGCTGATCAACGGCGGCTTCGTGATCCTGCCTGACGACCCGGTCTCGCGCTGGATGGCGCTGTGGGTCGAGACGAAGACCGACGAGACGGACAACATCCGTCCGGTGAAGCCCAACCGCCGATCCTCGATGCGCCGCATCGACGGTATCCAGGCGGCCGTGACCGGCCTCGACGGCTGGGTGCGCGCCGGCCTCAACACGAAGCCCGAGCGCAAGGTGACCGTCTTCGGTCGCCGCTGAGCCAGAGCACCGAAGGGAGGTGGACCGCATCGACGAGGTGAAGGCTCTGGAGCAGCTGGACCGCCAGCTGACCGAGCGGAAGAAGACGCTGGAGAAGTACGACCAGTACCTCAACCTGGAGCAGCCGCTGAAGTACATGGCGCCCGCGCTGCAGGAGGAGTTCGGCGATCGCCTCACGCAGCTGGTGCTGGATCTCCCGAACGTGGTCGTGGAGGCGTACGAGTCCGTGCTGGACGTGCAGGGTTTCACGCTTCCCGGCGGCGATGGCACCTCCGTGGCGCAGGGATCCCGCCCAGGCGTGCAGGACCGGCCCGGAGAGGCCGTGGTCGCGTCGGCGGCCGCGGGCATCGGTGAGCAGATCCACCAGGTGTGGATGGCCAACGGCATGGCTCAGCAGATGCCCATGCTGCAGACCGAGTCCATCGGCCTGGGCAACGCGTTCATCATCACCGGCCCCGGCGAGTCCGCAGACGACGCCCCGCTGGTGACGGTCGAGTCCCCCATGCAGGTGGTCGCTGTGCGCGATCCGCGTACCCGGCGCATCTCCCGCGCGCTGAAGCGGTGGGAGGAGGAGGATGGGTCCGGCAAGATCGAGCAGTGGGCCACGCTCTACCTGCCAGGGCGGCGCTCCACCTTCGTCCAGCGCGGCAAGGACTGGGCCGAGGACAAGGAGTCCCGGGACGAGCACGGCGGGCACTCGACGCGCGTCGTCGCGTTCCCGAACAAGCAGCGTCTGCTCCGCATGGACGGGATGCCCGAGTTCGCCGGCGTGCTCCCCACCCTGGACGCCATCAACAAGATGGCCACGGACATGATGATCTCCGGCGAGTTCCACGCCATGCCGCGTCGCTTCGCCTTCGGCTTGTCCAAGGAGGACTTCCAGGACGAGAACGGCAAGCAGCTCTCGGTCTGGCAGCAGCTGGCCGGCGGCGTCTGGGCTTCCGAAGCCAACGCCTCCGAGGTCAAGGTCGGCCAGTTCGAAGAGGCAGACCTGAAGGTCTTCCACGACTCGATCAAGCTGCTGCTGGCCATCACCTTCATGCAGGTCGCCCTGCCATCGCACATCTCCGCGTTCCAGGGCGACAACCCGACCTCGGAGCCCGCGATCAAGGCCGCGGAGATCCAGAAGACGAAGCGCGCCGAGCGCAAGCAGACCTTCATTGGCGGCGGCCTCGTCGAGGTCATGCGGGACTGCTGGTCCGTCATGGGCCGCCCCGCGGACGAGCTCCGCGGCCTCGAGGTGAACTGGCGTAACCCGGCCACCCCGACCCGCGCCCAGGAGGCCGACGCGGCCGTGAAGCTCGTGCAGGCCGGGGTGATTCCGCCCCAGCAGGCCCGCGTGGACCTGAACTACTCGCCGGCCCAGATGCGGCAGATGGACGAATGGGACAAGAAGAACGCCTCCGACCCGTTCTTCGAGCGCACCATGAGGGACACCGAGAATGTGGACGGCCTCTGAGAAGTACCCGAACCCCACCGTCGCCCACTACCGCCGCGTGCAACGGCTCCAGGCCGCCGCGCTGCGCCGCGCCGACCGTTACTGGGCGCACGTGGACCCCGGGCACATCTCAGAGTCCTGGGCGGCGCTGCTCCCCCACCTGACCCGGGACGTGACCACGACCCAGCTCGAGGCCGCGACCGCCGGCGCCACCTACGGCGCTGCCGCGCTCGCAGCCACGGGCACGTGGGAACCACCGGCGGGCTTCCTGGACCCCCGCGCGCTCGCGGGCCATGCCCCGGACGGCGCGGATCTGGCCTACATGCTGTACGCGCCGGCGCGCACGGCGAAGATCGGCATCAGCCGAGGCATGACGGAGCGCCACGCGCTCACGTTCGGACGGGACCAGCTGCGCGCTCTGGTGAAGACCACGGTCACGGACGCCGCGCGCGTCGCGGCCGGCGCGGACATGGCCGCCCGGCCGCGCGTGCAGGGGTACGTGCGGATGCTCAACCCGCCCTCGTGCCCGCGCTGCGTGGTCCTCGCGGGCCGTTTCTACCGCTGGAATGCCGGCTTCCGCCGGCACCCGAACTGCGACTGCGTCCACCAGCCCGTGGCCGGCCGCGCCGCGGCCGAGGCCGAGGGCCTGGTCTCCGACCCCTACGAATACTTCGAGGGGCTCACCCAGGCGGAGCAGGACCGCTGGTTCGGCAAGGCCAACGCACAGGCGATCCGCGACGGCGCGGACCTGAACCAGGTCGTGAACGCCCAGCGGGGCACCGGCTACGCCGGCATCTCCAAGGACGGCACCCGCCGCGGCCAGCGCCGTACGGGCACGACGACGGAGGGCACCTCGAAGCGCGGTTACGCCTCCTGGGGCGCCGGCGTGAAAGGTCCCCGCGCGACCCCGGAGGCGATCTACCAGCAGGCAGGGAACGATCGGGAGAAGGCGATCGCGCTGCTCGAGCGCAACGGCTACATCGTCCCTGGCGGCCAGGTCCCCGGCGGCTCGATCATCGGCGACCGCGAGGGCCTCGGCGCGCTCGGCCGCGGCGGTACCCGCAAGGGCGCTTCTGCTGCCGTGCGCGAGGCCCGGGCCACCGGGGTCCGCGACCCGCGCCAGCGCGCCACCATGACCGAGGCCGAGCGCCGCCGCTCCGACGCGACTCTCCGCTGGGAGGCGGTCCTCGCAGGACGCAACCCCTATGGCCGCGGCCCGCTCACCCCGGCGCTCGCGGCCACCGCGGAGACGGACTACCGGCGCATCGTCGTCCTCGGCGACGAGGCGGCGCGCCTCACCACGAAGAAGGCCGCCCGGGAGGCCGGCTGATCAGACATCCTCGCGCGGCTCGGTGCCGCGCGAGGCGACCCGCGAAGGGAAGGAACCCCATGCACACCAGTCAGATCCCCGCCGCGTTCGCCGCCCGCAAGGGCATCGACCTGGCGGCCCCGGGCGGCGTCGAGGCGCTGCTCGAGTTCCACCGCGGCTTCTTCGGTGACGCCACCATGCAGGAAGCCGCCGCCGGCGACGGGCAGCAGGGCGGCCCTGCAGCCCCTGCCGGTGAGCAGGAGCCTGCCGGCGACGGCGGCGAGGAGCAGCTCGGCGAGCCGGGCAAGAAGGAGCTCACCGCGGAGCGGGAGGCCAACCGGCAGCTCCGCTCCGATCTCACGGACCTGCAGAAGCGGCTGAAGGACTACGAGGACCGCGACAAGACGGCCGAGCAGAAGCAGGCCGAGCACCTCACGGAGCTCGAGCAGCAGGCCGCGGCGGCCAAGAGCTCCCTCGCCGAGAAGGACGCCCTGCTCCTGCGCTACCAGGTGGCCGCAGAGAAGGGCCTCGACCTCAGCGCCGCGGAGCGACTCCGCGGGGCCACGAAGGAAGAGATCGCCGCGGACGCCGACGACTGGATCAGCACCTGGGGCACGGGCAAGACCCCCACCCGGGAGCCTGTGCCGGATCCCGGTCAGGGCCCCCGCCACACACCCAAGGAGGACGACTACTCCGTGGGCCAGGCCCGCGCCCGCCAGCGCTTCGGCACCCCGAACACCTGACCGCCGGCCACGGCCGGCACCCCGAACACCTGACCGCCGGCTGAGCCCGGCATCCGTCCCAAGGAGGACCCCATGGACATCAGCGTCCGCAAGGACACCGTGCTCAGCGAGAACCGCTCGTGGCTCGGATCCGCACACGGCACCGAGGCCACCCGCACGGTGACCCTCGACATCGCCAAGTTCACCGGCAACAAGGTCTCGAACGGCTCGATCCTCTCCGGGCTCGTGCTCGGCCGGATCACCGCGACCGGCCTCTACGGCCCCTACGACAACGCGGCCACCGACGGCCGCGAGGTCGCCGCCGGCTTCCTGTTCAACACCATCCCCGTCCCCGCCGGCACCACCAAGGTGGGCGCTCCCCTCATGGAGCACGGCGTGGTCATCGAGGCGAAGCTCCCGACCGGCAACGGCCTGGACACCGCCGCGAAGACCGACATGGCCGGCCGCATCATCACCCGCTGAGACCGAGAGGACTGACCCATGGCTCAGATCATCGACCTCGTGCCGCCCCCGGCACTCACCGCCTACGTCCGTGAGGTCCCGTCCCCGACGGCGTGGATCCTCAACCGCTTCCTCCCCGACGTCCTCATCCCGGACATCGAGGCCGGCATCGACCGCACCATCAAGCGCAACCGCGCCGCGGCGTTCCGCACCTACGACGCCGAGTCGCCGATCGGCGCCCGCTCGCCCTTCGAGCGCTCGCGGGTGACCCTGCCCCCGATCTCGGAGAAGATCCCGCTGGGCGAGCACGAGCGGCTGCAGCTGGAGCGCATCCGCTCCGGAGGCAGCGGGAACACGGCACAGCTCGTGGACCAGGTGTACGACGACGGCGCGAACCTCGCTGGGTCCATCCAGGCCCGCATGGAGCTCGCGCGCGGCGACGTCCTCACGGACGGCAAGTTCACCCTGGCCAACGAGAACGGGCTCACCCTGGAGGCCGACTTCGGCCTGCCGGCCGAGCACCTCGTGGCGCCCTCCGTCCTCTGGTCGGACCGCGAGAACGCGACCCCGGTCTCGGACCTGGCGGCCTGGGCTGACCAGTACGAGGAGGACACCGGCGAGCGGCCCGGCTACGTCGTCATGTCCCGCATCGCCAAGGCCCACCTCATGGCCTCCGTGGAGGCCCGCTCCCTGGCCGGCCTGACCGGCCCGGGCATGGTGGCCACGCTGGACAACAACCAGCTGGGCGCCATCCTGACCGCCCGCGACCTGCCCGAGATCGTCATCTACTCCGCGCAGATCGACGTCAACGGCACCGCGACCCGGCCCATCGCGGCCGACCGCGTGGTCATGCTGCCGGCCAACGCCCGCGACCTGGGCTACACGGCCTGGGGCATCACCGCCGAGTCCCTGGAGTTCGCGGCCTCGAACGCCGGCGTGCTCGGCTTCGAGCAGCTGCCCGGCCTGTTCGCGTCCGTCCTGAAGGAGTTCGACCCGGTCCGCACCTGGACCAAGGTCTCCGGCGTCGGCATGCCGCTCATCGAGCAGCCCCACCGGCTCCTCGTCGCGGACGTCTACTGATCGGAGGTCCCTTGATGTCTGACGACGTCCTGCAGTACACCGTGACCGACCACGCCACCGGCACCCGCTACGTGGTCGGCACGGTCCCCCCGGAGAAGTTCCTGCAGCACCTGCGCAAGCACAACCCGCGGGCGCTGGGCGCCGCGCCGGCCGGGCCCACCAGCCCGGCCGGCGCGGTGACCATCTCCACGGAGGTCACCACCACCCAGACCGTCACCGAGGACCCCGAGGACACCGGCCCCGCCGTGTACCCCGAGGGCGCCCCGGATGACACCTGGACCGTGAAGGACCTGCGTGCCTGGGCCAAGGCCAACGACCTCACCCTCGGTGAGGCCAAGGTCAAGCCCCAGATCCTCGAGGTCATCGCCGAGCACCTCGGCGAGACCTCCCCGACCGTCGACGAGTCCTCCAACGAGGAGCACGACGACACCCGCACGGACTCCCCCGAGTCCGAGTGACCCCCAGGAGGTGAGCAGCCGTGACCGGAATCCTCAACGCCGACCAGGAGACTGTCGAGAAGTTCTTGCTGCGGCCGCTCACCTCCCAGGAGGCCACCTACGTGGAGGGCCTCCTCAACACGGCGTGGTTCCGCCTTCTCCTGGCACTTCCCTCGCTCCCGGCCCGCCTCGCGGCCAAGGAGCTCGAGCAGACGATCGTGGACGACGTGGTCGCCGAGATGGTCGCCAACGTCCTCAAGAACCCCAGCGGCGCACGCTCCCGCACGACGACGATCAACGAGTCGATGTCCCTGGACGACTACTCCGAGCAGACGCAGACCTCCACCCAGGAGACCATCGACCGCGCGCTCGCGGAGGGGATGCTCTACCCCACGGAGTCCCAGCTGGCCCTGCTGCGGCCGGTGCGATCGGGCGCATTCACGATCCGGCCGGGTGCCTGATGCGCAGCCCGGAGGAGATCGAGGCGTGCCTGCTGCGTGGGCGCGCGGCCGCGGAGGCGCTGATGACCACCAGGGTGCGCGTGCACCGGGCCACGGGCCGCAAGACCACGGACCCGCGCACGGGCGTCGTCACCGCCGAGACCAGCGTGGTCTACGGCGACGGCACGGACGGCGATGTCGGCAAGGTGCAGACCGGCGCCGGCGGCCCACGGGGCCGGACGGACGTGGCCGGCCGCTTCGCCGTCGTCGAGGGCCCCCGAGTGGATCTGCCGGTCCGCTCGCGGTGCGTCGCGGGCGACATCGTTGAGGTCCTCGCCTCACGCATGGATCCCGACCTCGCCGGCCTGCGGCTGGAGCTGCGTGAGCTGGACCGTGGCGAGTACCGCACGGCAGACCGCTGGTCAGCGGAGCTGGTGACCCGATGAACGGGTCCGAGGAGCTCCGGGCGTACGCGACGAACCTGGGCCGCATCGGCCTCGAGGTGGCCGGCGAGGTCGACAAGGTGCTCAAGCGCGGCGCCCAGAACATCAAGACCGGGCTGCAGGAGAACCTGCGGGAGTCGAAGCACTTCCGGCAGGTGGCCGCCTCGATCAGCTACGACCAGATCGGCGGCGTCCGCGCGCTCGGTTACGAGGTCGGCCCGGACAAGGACCGGCACGCCGGCGCACTGGCGAACGTCGCGTTCTTCGGCACCTCCCGCGGCGGCGGCACGGTCGACTTCGACGGGCCGCTACGCGAGGAGGAGCCCCGCCTGGTCGGGCACCTGCAGGAGCTGCTCGGCCGGATGGGAGGGGACCTGTGACTCTCTCCGCTCACGAGGAGCTGCTGCAACTGCTGGCCGGCACCGGGTTCACGGTGCACGACGGCGAGGTCCCCGCCAACCCGGCATACCCGTACGTGCTGGTGACCCCGCGCCGCCCGTGGATCCGTGACCGCGCGCTCTCCCGCGCCCGGCATGGTCGCCGCGTCTCGTGGCTGCTCACGGTGGCCGGCCTGTCCTCAACCGCGGTCCTCGTGCTCATCGACGGGTGCGTCTCCGCACTGGACGGCGCCCGCGTCCTGGGGCAGCGGCTGGAACTCGAACCCGGCGGTGCGGACATCCTCACGGACGACGAAACCGCCCCTGACGGCCAGATCGTGCACTTCGCGAAGCTGCAGTTCGGCCTCACGCTCCCCGCCTGACCTGGGCCGGGGTGATCGCCCCGCACGCCGGGGACCCCATGGAAGGAGGCCCCCGTGTTCGTGCGCGTCCGCGACAAGGACACCGGCCACCAGTTCGACGTCGCCGAGACCGATCCGCGGATCGGCGGGCCCTTCGAGCTGCTCAACCGCAAGACCTACCCGCCCTCGCCGGTGATCCGGCCGGCGAAGCACCGCCTTCGTCCCGCCGGGGCGGCATCCACCCCCAAGACCGAGTCCGCTGAGGCGGGCATGACAGACAAGGAGGCCTGACATGGCCGGCACCGAGATCCCCAGCACCCCCGCCGACGGCAACATGCTCGTCCTCGACGTCCCCGCCATCGCCGACGTCGACAAGCCCACCATCGCCGAGCTCACCGCGTCGTCCGCGGAGGACCTCTCCTGCTACCTGACCGGTGACGGCTGGTCGCCGTCCAAGGAGCAGGCCTCGATCGCGGACGAGCGCCTGTGCTCCACGGAGACCTTCGAGCGCCCGGGCCGCAAGACCCGCAGCCTCGAGATCACCTACATCGACAACACCAACTCGCCGTACGAGGCCGAGTTCAACAAGGCCGTGGACACGCTCGTGGAGGGCACCGACCACTACCTCGTGACCCGCCGCGGCGTGCCGTACGAGCAGCCGCTCGCGGCCGGCCAGGTCGTGGAGATCTGGCCAGTCACCGCCGGCGAGCAGCGCGAGGTCGCCATCGAGGCGAACTCGGTGACGCGCACGATCCAGAAGCTCTTCGTCCGCGGGCCCGTGCGCCGCGGGGTCGTCGCGGCCTGATGAACCCCGCGAGGGTGTCGCCTTTGGGAAGGGCGCGGCACCCTCGCGGGCACTCCCTTCCCTCGCCCTCCCCGGAATGGAGCCCACCGTGGCACTGCACATCAAGCGCGCCGAGCGCGTCGTCGAGGTCTGCCTGGACGGCACCCTCACCGCCGACTGGGAGCTGACCCGCGCGAAGGTCCAGGACCTCCTCACCGAGGCCAAGCGCGTGACCGGGCAGGTCAACGCCCAGACGCAGGACGACCGCCTCAACCGCCGCAAGACCCCCGCCGAGAAGCGCATGGCAGAGATCGAGAAGGAGCTGGCCGACTTCAACGAGAAGGCCGAGTCCCTCGCGTCCGCCGCGCTCGAGCAGACCGTGCTGTTCCGGCTGCGCGCTCTGCCGCGGCCCGTCTGGGACCAGCTCGTCACCGCGCACCCGCCCCGCCCCGCCGGCGAGGACGGCCAGTCCCCGGACGACCCGTTCCCGTTCAACAAGGAAGCCATCGCGGACGCCGCGCTCGAGATCGACGACGCGATCGTCTCGGTCACGCGCAAGCATGACGGCTCCGCAGAGGAGTTCACAGCGGCCGACTGGCCTGGCTTCGCGGCCGAGCTGTCCGACTCCCAGCACGCGGACTTCCGCACCACCGTGGTCCAGCTGAACGTGGGGTCAAACGACCTCCCTTTCTTCCGCGCCTCCGAGCCGACCCGCACTTCCGGGAAGAAGTAAGGCTCGCCCGTGAGCTCGGCATCTCCCACCGGCGCCTGCTCGGCTGGGAGCCCGAGACCACGTACGTCCACGACGGCGATGGCCGCCTGCTGTCCTCACGGCCTGAGCCAGAGTGGGACGACGCCGAGCGGGCCAAGGTGCTGGCGCTCGCGGAGTGGGAGGCCACGGAGATCTGCCCGCGGTGCGGCGGCCTCAAGGAGGTCTGCCAAGACCCCCTCGTCCGGTACCGGGCGGACCCGCCGATCCGGTGCCACTTCACCGACGCGACCGCACGCGAACGCGAGGCGTGGCAAGCGGACAAGCGCCCCCACCCCGAGTCGCTGATCCCCCAGATCAGACCCGTCAGCTGAGTCCCGGAAGGAGGCGCCCCGTGGCCGATCGTTCCATCAGCCTGTCCCTGCGCGCCAACGTCGAGGGCTTCGTCGCCGGCATGCACAAGGCGAAGAAGGCAGCTGGGGATCTCGGCCAGTCCACTTCGCGCGCGGCCGCGGACTCCGAGGCCTCTGCCCGGAAGATCGAGCAGGCGGCGGCCGCGGTCGCCAAGGCCCAGGATCGGGCGAAGGACGCTGCGGGCCGCCTCAAGGTGGCCGAAGCTGAGCTGAGCCGCGCCCGTGACTCCGGGTCCACCGTGGCCGTCACGCGCGCGGAGGAGCGTCTGGCCAAGGCGCAGCGCGACTCCGAGTCCGCGACCAAGCGTGCCGCCGACGCGCAGAAGGCGTACCAGGGTGCGCTGCAGGCCTCGGGCACCCAGGTGGAGACCATCGCCGAGAAGGTCGAGCGTGCCTCCGCGTCCATGGAGCAGGTCGGCGGCGCCCTGATGGGCGCCGGCGGCCTGCTCGCGGCCGGCGCCGGCATGACCGTGAAGACGGCCGCCGACTTCGACAAGGCCATGTCCTCCGTCCGTGCAGCCACGCACGAGACCGAAGAGAACATGGCTCTCCTGGGCGAGGCCGCGAAGAAGGCCGGCGCCGACACCGCATACTCCGCGGAGGAGGCCGCCCAGGGCATCGAGGAGATGGCCAAGGCCGGCGTCTCCACCGAGGAGATCCTCACCGGCGGCCTCGACGGCGCACTCTCCCTCGCCGCCGCCGGCGCCCTCGACGTCGGCGACGCCGCCGAGCTCGCCGCCTCCGCCCTCGTCCAGTTCAAGCTCGACGGCTCCCAGATCCCACACGTCGCCGACCTCCTCGCGGCCGGCGCCGGAAAGGCCCAGGGCTCCGTCGAAGACCTCGGCGCCGCGCTCAACCAGTCCGGCCTCATCGCTGCGCAGACCGGCCTCGACATCGAGGAGACCACCGGCACCCTGGCGATGTTCGCCAACGCCGGCCTCACCGGCTCTGACGCCGGCACGTCCTTCAAGACGATGCTCCAGCGGCTCAACCCGCAGACCAAGGAAGCCGCCCAGCTCATGGATGAGCTCGGCCTCTCCGCCTACGACGCCAACGGCAACTTCATCGGCATGGAGGAGTACGCCGGCAAGCTGCAGGGCGCGCTCGCGGGCATGTCCGAGCAGCAGCGCGCGGCCGCGCTGCAGACGCTCTTCGGCTCCGACGCGATCCGCGCGGCGTCCGTCCTCTACGAGGGCGGCGCCGAGGGCGTGAGCGAGTGGACCGAGAAGGTCAACGACGCCGGCTACGCGGCCGAGACGGCCTCCATCATGCAGGACAACCTCGCCGGCGACCTCGAGAAGCTCGGCGGCGCCTTCGACACGGTCTTCCTGCAGTCCGGGTCCGGGGCGAACGACGTCCTGCGGGACATGGTCCAGGGCCTCGAGGGCGTCGTCGACTGGGTCGGCAGCCTCCCCGAGGGCGTGCTGCAGATCGGCACAGTGTTCGCCGGCGTGACCGGCGGCGCTGCCCTCCTGGCCGGCGCCACCCTCACCGTGATCCCGAAGATCAAGGAGACCCGAGACGCCCTCAACGACCTCGCCCCGGCCGGCTCCAAGTCCGCCGCCGCCGTAGGCAAGCTCGGCAAGCTGGCCGGCGTCGCGTCAGTCCTCAGCGGCGTCGCGCTCGCGGCGATCGAGCTGGCCAAGGCGACCACCTCGTACGACACGATGACCACGGAGAAGATGGCCACGGCCATCCGCAACGTGGCCAACGCGGGCGATGACGTCGTGGCCCGCAAGGACCAGCTGAACAGCGTGTTCTCGGATTGGGACGTGTCCGCCGGGTCGTCCGCCGAGAACATCATGGGGATGGACCAGGCGCTGCAGCATCTGGTGTCGTCCCAGGACGATTTCGGCCGCGGCCTGAACGACTGGGCGAACGACGCGTTCGCCTGGACGGGTCTGGCCAAGGACAACGTCGGCCAGGTCGAGGACCGGCTCATGGAGCTCGGCAACGAGATGGGCAACCTCGCCTCCTCCGGAGAGACCGAGGCCGCCACGGCCGCGTTCCAGGAGCTCGCCCGCTCCTGGGAGGCCACGGGTCGGCCGGCCGAGGAGCTGTTCAACACCTACATGCCCGGCCTGCGCGACTCCCTCAAGGGCGTCGCCGCGGAGATGGGCGTGAGCATCGACGACGCTCAGGCGCTGGAGTGGGCCCTGTCCGGGGTCGCTCCGGAGGCGGTCCGCACCGCGGAGGCCTCGGCTGACGCCGAGGCGGCCATGGCGAAGATGGCCGCTGAGGCTGAGGCCGCGGCGCAGAACTCGCAGTCCCTCGTGGACGAGCTCGCGCAGACCACGGGCATCAACCCGGACGGGCTGAACGGCATGGCCGAGGCCATGGCCATCCTCACGGACGAGTCCGAGGAGGCCGGGGACAAGCTCGACAAGGTCATCGACGCGCTCTTCCGCGCCGGCCTGGCGCATATGTCCGTGCAGGACGCGCAGGCGGCCATGTACGAGGCAGGGGACGCCCTCAACAAGGCCATCGAGGAGAACGCGGCCAGCCTGGACCTGTCCACGGAGGCCGGCCGCGCCAACGTTGAAGCGCTGCAGGGTGTCGCGGTGGCCGGCTTCGACGCTGCCCGGGCGTACGCCGAGGCGGGCAAGTCGCAGGGCACGATCCGTGACGCGCTCATGGAGACCTACGAGCAGCTCGTGGCCGGCTACGAAGCCATGGACCAGTCATCTGAAGCCGCGGACACGCTGGCCCGTCAGATGATGGGCATCCCCGAGGGCGTGGACATCGCCACGTCCATGGACCAGCAGGCGCGCATCATCGCCGAGTCCACGGGCCAGGCGATCGACGCGATCCCCGGATACAAGGGCGTGACGGTCGCCGTCTCCGAGGAGGGGACGGCTGGGTCGGTGCAGCAGAGCATCGACGAGATCGACGGGGTCACCCGCACGGTCTTCGTCACCACGGACGGAACCGAGATCCCCGTCCAGGAGGCCATCCGCAACGTCCACGGCGTGGACCGCACGGTGTGGGTGGACGACCAGGGCACCGTCTACGGCGTCCAGACGGACATCGACGCGATCACGGGCAAGACCGTGGACCTGACCGCGGTGTCGCACACCGCGGATGCCGAGGGAGCGCTGAACTACGCGGCGCGCAGCCGCACGGTGAGCATCTTCGCGAAGTACACCGGGATCCGCACCCTCTCGGACCTATCCCGCGAGAGCGGGGCGGGCCGGGGCACGGTACTGAAGCCGGGCCTCGCCGAGGGCGGTATCGCCTCCTTGCCCGGCTTCTCCGCCGGTGGGCGCTTGCCGCACACCGGCCTGGGCACGGACATGATCCTCGGCGTGACCGGGGCCGGAACCCCGATCGCCCGTGTGGACGACGGCGAGTGGATCATCAACCAGCGGTCCTCCGCGAAGTGGGGGGCCCTGCTCGATGCGATCAACCGCGACGACCCGAGCCTGATGGGCCTGCCGGCGTTCGCCGGAGGCGGGCGTGTGGGGGCCGAGAGCCTGGCCTCGAGCATGAGCGTGGCCGCCGCCCGGATTGTGGCGGCTGCGAACGCGCTCGTGGTGGCCATGCGGACCGCCACGCTGGCGGCACGCGCGGCTGATACCGCGGGAAACGCTACGCGCTCGAAGGGCCGCAGCGCGCCGAAGGCGAACACGCACGGCAGCTCTGCGGCATGGACGGGCTCGACGAGGGGCTACGACAAGGGCACCCGCGACTGGGTGAGCATGATCGAGCCCGACCGGAAGGCGCGCGCGAAGCAGGGCTGGAACGTGGTCCCGTGGGAGTACGTGGCCGGCACGCCGGGCGCTGACCACGGGGACCATCCGTGGGAGACGCTCGGTCCGGCGTGGATGCGTCAGCTCGAGCGCCGATACGGCCCGATCTTCTCCGGGGCGATCCACGAGGACTGGTCGGGCCGGGTGTTCTTCAAGGACGGCCGGCAGATCATGCTCGACTCCGGCGGGGCCTGGCGGTGGGTCTCCCCGAAGGAGGAGGAGTTCCGGGCGCGGGCCTTCAACGGCAAGCTGCTCCGGGACTTCTACCCGCGGTTCGCCGCGGGCGGCCGCCTGCCGGGCACGGGTCGGGGCACGGACCAGATTCTCGGCGTGACCGGGGACGGGACGCCGCTGGCCTGGTTGGACGACCACGAGTGGGTCGTCAACGCGGACTCCGCGGACCGGTACCCGGCGGCACTGGACCTGATCAACCGGGACCACCCCTCCGTGCACCACCTGCGCGGCCGGGCCGCCGGCGACATCACCGCCCCGTCCTGGTCGTCGTACGCACCCGCTCCACAGCTGAGCATGGCCGCCCCCGCGGCTGCGCCGGCGGTGGATACGGCCACGATTGCGCGCACGGTCGCGTCGGTGATGGCCGGGTACAGGCCCGTGTTCAAGGTCGGCAGCTACGAGGTTGCGGGCATCATGCGCGAGGCACAGGACTACATGGGAGGACGGTGACCCGTATGGGTGGGCTACTCGGACCCGCCGGCGGGCTGAAGGAGCTGCGATGCGCCACCAGCCTGTCCATCGCCCCGACGGCGGACACCGTCCTCCAGGTCGCGCAGGGCCTGGACTTCGAGACCGAGTGGGTGCAGCTGCGCGCCGGGCGCCCGGCGCGGCAATGGGCTGTCGAAGTCGGCACCGCCGAACCAGATGCCCTTGACCATCTGGTCGAGCTGGAGGAGTGGCAGCGGCTTGACCGCGCCCTGCTCGTCTACTACTCGGAGGCGGCGCAGCTCGACAACCTGCTGGACCCGGAGGCGTCGATGATGCGTCCGAGCCGGTGGATGGGCGTGCAGCGTGGCGGTTCGTCCATTGAACCGGACGCGACCGGGCCGGTGTTTATGCATTCGGCGTCTGGCCCGGCTGACGGCGGGTGGGTTCATCTACTGGACGTGCCGGTGCCTTACTGGCGGACGGTCACCGTGACGATGCTGCTGAGCGCCTATGAGGGGCAGGCGGCCCGGTTGGTGGTGACCGAGGTGGGCATCGACGGAGCGGATGGTCCTTCCCGTGAGGTGTCCACGTCGGGTGCCCGCGAACGGGTGGCGACGACTTTCCGGACCTCAGGGGAGACCGTGTCCCTCCGGTTCGCGGTCTCGGGTGCGGTGACGATCGCCCGCCCACAGGTGACGCTCACCGATGGGCCCCGCGATTGGGTGCCGGGCCAAGGGTGCCGGCACGCGGTGCTCGTCGCCCCCGCGGGCGAGGACGTGCAGCTCGCCATCCCGGACACGTCATCGGGACGACGGTCCTCGTACCAGTGGGCGATCCGTGAGGTGCGCCGCCCCAACTAGTTCCCCGTGAAGAGGAGGCCCCATCGTGCCGATGCTGTTGTCTGAGGTGCAGGCGGAGGTGGAGTCGTGGGCGAACTCTGTCAGCGGGAAGTACATCAACTTCGACGACGCGTATGGGGCGCAGTGCGTAGACCCGGCTCTGCACTACGGGGCCACGGTCCACGGCTACCCGCGCATCCTCGGCCACGGGGCCTTCCTGGCCGGCAACTACATCGCCAAGTACGGGTGGGGTGACATCCCCTCCAAGAACAAGCAGACCGGCGACATGGTCTCCCTCAACTGGGGCGGCTACTACGGGCACGTCCTCATCCTCATCCGCCGTCTCGCGGATGGGCGCTGGCTCATCCTGGACCAGAACTCGCGTGGCACGGGCGACGACCCGTCCGGCCCGTGCGAGATCCGCACGGTGTCCCTGTCCTCCGGTGTGGTCCGTGTGGCCCGCCCGCCCCGGTACATGGGTGCCACGTCGGCCACGCCGGCCCCGGAGCCGGCGCTCACGGCCGAGCAGATCCTCTCCGGCAAGGGGTCCATGTCCTCGGACCTGGTTCTCTACAACGTGCCGGCGCTGGTGGCTGCGGCGAAGCGGGCCGGCACCCCCCTGTACCTTGCGGCCGCACTGACCCGTCAGGAGTCGTCCGGCAAGAACATCTACGGCAACGACTGGGGCGGCATCTACGGGACGGACGCGAACACCCCGGCGTCCTACACCAAGACCGTCACGGAAGCGAACTACAACACCTTCCTGTCCCTCCTTCTGCGGGAGGACGGCACATGGACGGGCCGCACCTCCAACGGCGTTGGCCCCGAGCAGATCACCTACTGGGGCTTCCACCGTGACGCGCGCGCGGAGGGCCTGAACCTCGCCAAGCCGGAGGACAACATGTTCTTCGGTCTGCGCCTGTTCGCGCAGGCGTTGGGCGGGGACTACTCGGAGTCGTCCGTGAAGCGTGCCGCCACGCAGTACAACACGGGGTCGGGTGTGGGCGCGCCGAACGCTTACGGCCTGGCGGTGTGGGATTGGGCGGTCCGCTACAAGGCTGCCCTCGGGTCTGTCCCGGAAGTGCCGGGCACCACCCCGCCACCTGCCGAACCGACCATCCCGCCGCTGCCCGGCATCGAGGTCACCGAAGACCCCGGCCCGCTGCCGGACCTGCTTGCAATGGCCGACAACCCGCCACCGCCCCTGCCCGATCCGGCCCCCGGTGCAGCGCCCGTCCAATCCGCCGCGACCACACCGCTGGCGCGCATCCGCTTCCGTGACGCCCTCTGGTCGCCAATGCAGATGGAGCTGCGGCGCGCCTTGCAGATCCCCGGCCCCGACCAGTCCCCGCTCGGTGCGCCTATCGTGGCGGCCACGGGCGAGATCGTGCTAGCCCGCCCCGTGCCAGTCTCAGACCGGGGCTGGTCCATGTGGCACGATGACCCGCCCCGCGACGGCGAATCCGTCGTGGTGGAGGTCTCCGACGACGGCGGCTGGACCTGGTGGACCAAGTTCACCGGGTCGGTGCGTGGCGTGACCGGGTCCGTCTCGGAGCGCGGCATTTCCGTGGAGGTCGTGGACAGGTCCCGGCAGCTGGCCCGCCGGTTCTCCCATTTCCCGCTGAACTTCCGGATGCCGTCCCCGACTAACGGCATGCAGTACATGCGGCTCGGTCTGCACCCGGCGTTCTACGCGAACCTCGCCGCACGCCGGGCGGGCTTCTACTCGACGCCGCCGATGGTGGGCGGAACCACGATGGTGTCCGTCCCGATGGTCGGGTCCATGTGGCCTGAACGGGGCACCATCAACCTGTCCCGGACGCTGAACGCGAAGGGGAAGACGGAGGGTGTGCCATCGGATTCCCCGGAGTATCGGCGCACCTGGTGGGGCCTGTCCGTTCACAACGTGTTCTCCGTGTACCTGCCCATGAAGGTTCAGTCGTGGGCTGGCCGGCTCACGGCGGCACACGGCGTGCGTGCCCTGGTGGGGCCTGTCACGTCCACCATTTCGGCGGTGGAAATGTGGTGGGACCGCGCGTCGATCACCACGATGATCTCCACCAAGGGTGTCGTGGTGGAGACCCAGGGCGGCTGGAACGCGGACGGCACACGCAAGAAGCTGTTCGAGCGCATCCGGCCGCTCACGCCCGAGCAGATCGCCAACGGCTTCGAGCTGAAGGTGTGGATGCTCCCGGATGGTGTCGTCACCATCAGCGTCGACGGGGAAAAGTCCGTCCACACGGCGTTGCCGTGGTGGCCGCGCGAGTCCCGTGAAGAGGACATGTCCGACGTGCGCATCCTGGCCCCGGCCAGGGGTGCCCCGTTGGGCGGCGTGCAGGTTGTGGCCGACCCTACCGAGGGGTCGTTCGGGTCCTGGGACATGACGTTCCTCCTGGACGCAGACCCGGACCACATGATCTGGGGCATGTCCGCCCTGGAGAAGGTGTCCGGTCTGGAGCTGCTGTCTGAGATGGCGGAGGCCGCGTTGGACTCCACATGGGTGGATGAGGACGGGCGGTTGTGGTACGTGTCGCGTGCCCGCATGGACGCCAGGGAGTCGGTTCGCACACTGGGCCTCCCCGACCTGCGGACCGCGCCCGCCAAGATCGCCCCCGACTCGGTACACGCCGAGGTCGAAGTCACCCGCCGGCAGCCCTCCCTGTATCAGACGCGCATGAACTCGAGGGCGTGGGCGCAGGTGTGGGAAGGGCCGAAGGACACCCTGGAGCCGGGTGGCAAGTGGGAGCAGGTGGTCCGCACACCTGACGACGAGGACTGGTTCCATGTGGACACCTCGTTCGAGGACGTGACTGCCTCCGCTGTGGCGAACGTGAACCGGGGCATCGGTTCATGGGTGGGCGGGGCCGTGCTCAAGGAGACGGACGACGGCGGCACCGAGGAGCTGCCGGCCCCGCGCTCGTGGTTCTACGGGGACGCGGACCGGATCACCTACCGGTCTTGGAAGGTCGGGTTCGGGTACACGCCGCCTGCCGGCGTGACGGCTGAGCTGTCCTTGTCTAACCCGGACCTGCCCGGGCTGGCGAAACGCCGGCAGGGCAACGGGCCGATCCTGCGCGCCCGTGGGCTGCAGACGTGGGAAGACATGGACCCGGTGACCGTGAAAACGGATGCCCGCCAGGTTGACCCGACCACCTATACCCACGAGGGCGGGCGATGGGTCCAATCCACGCTGTTGGCCCGCCGTATCGCTAACCGGCTCGCCCCCATGCTCGCGCAGCCGATCCCCGCGTGGGGTCCGGTGGTCATGGGCCGTCCGGACCTCAGTCTCCGGCTGGGGGACACCATCACTCTCGACATGTGGGGCACGAAGCGGCCTCAGCGCCTCTCGGGTGAGGTCCTGTCGTTCTCCCCGGAGGACGGTCTCACGCAGACGCTTACGCTCCGCCAGCTCCGCCCCTGACCAGGAGGTCATCTATGGCACTCGGCAACATTTCTGGGGTCGCGTATGTGGTTCCGGACGATCCCGGCCACCCTGATGTGTTGCCGGAGGACACCAAGGGTATCGCCAAGTCTATTGCGGCACGCCTGCGGGAGTGGGGTCTGCGGCTGACCACGCGGGTGGACAACCTGGCTGCCCGTGTGGACGCGATGGCCGTTGCCACGGGCCAGGCCCCGGGGTCCCCGGCGGATGGTGCCGTGGCAGGCTACCTGCTGGACGACCGTTCCAAGACGCGATCGGCGCTGTTCAGCGTCCTGGACGTTGGCCCGGTGCATGTGTCTCGGTTCGGCGCGAAGGGTGACGGGGTGGCGGATGATACCGCCGCCCTGGTGGCGGCGGGCGCGTCTGGCCGGGAGGTGCATTTCAGCACGGGCGTCTACAACTTCCGTGGCCCGGTGGCCATTTCTGAGGGCACCCGGTGGGTCACGAACGGGGCCCGCCTGTACTGCACGACACCCCGGAGCAACTACAACATCGTGTTGCAGTCCGACACGTTCGTGGACGTGCTAGATGCGTCCTTCGCGGGCGGGAACGATGACCGTGGGGTGCTCGTGGAGGGTTCCCATGTGGAGGTTGGGCGTATGCGCCTGGTGGCGCGGACGGCGGCCACGTCACGGAACTACCGGCGGCGCGGGCTGGTCATCGGTGCGGAGGGTGTGGGCTGTGAGCATGTGCGCCTCGGGGACGTGCGCGTTGAGGGGTTCCTGGACTCGGTCGGTTCGTGGAATGGCACGGATGTGACGGTGGACCGGCTGACGATGCGCGGCCATGTGCAGGGGTTGTACCTGGCGAACCCGACCCGGTGGAAGGTGCTGGCTGGTTCGGCGGACAACGTCAATCTGGCGGTGGCATCTGGTGGGCCGGGTGAGAACAGTGTCCTGGTGGAGACGGACGGCCGGGTCGATGCGGGCGAGGTGTCGGTCGCGGATTTCCATTCCCGCGAGTCGGGCGAGCATGGGTTCCGTGTGGGCGGCCAGTCCCCGATCACTGGGATCACGTTCGACAACTGCAAGGCCTCCCGCTCTGGGGCCGGCAACGGCACTGGCGGGTGCGGGTTCAAGGCTCTTGGCCCCACGTCGATTCTGAGCAACAGCCGGGCCGCCAAGCACCGCAACATCCGGTTCATCAACTGCACGGTTGAGCCGGTCGCGGTGCCGACGGGTGGCAACAACTTCGCGGCGTTCAACATCGGCAAGTGCGAGGGCGTGTCCTTTGTGTCCCCGGTGGTGACGCGCGGCACCGCGGAATCGGGGGGCACGGCGGCATATGGCATCGCCATGGTCGGCTGCGAGAACGTGTCGATCTCGGAGCCGGCCATTGAGTACACCACGTCGGCGGGTATCCGCGTGTACGACACAGAGGATTCTACGGACGCCACGTGGGGTGGTGACCCGTCCGCGCTGTCCATCTCTGGTGGCTTCATCCGGGGTTGCGGGCGCGGCCTGGAGGTCGCTGCGGGCAACCGTGTGGTGCGTCGTCTCACGGCCTCGAACTTGACCGTAGATGGCGGGGACTACGGGGCCGTGGTGTGGGCCGGGACGATGAACCGTTGCTCCCTGGACATGAACATCAACAGCCCGACTTTGGCCACCCTGCGTGGCATGGAAGCTGTCATGTGCCATGTGGAGGGCGACCTGGTTGGCGAGTCGGCGGCGCGTAACGGGTCGACGTTCACGGACTACCAGACCGGCGATTTCCTTGTCCGCCGGAGCAACGTGTGGAACAAGGTCCCGGCCTGACCTGGCCCGCCATCGGACTAATCCAGCCCCCGCGTCTCGGGGGCTTTTCTATTCCCAGAAAGGGCCGCAAATATGGTTTTGAAGGATCTGCCTGGCGGGGAAATGTACGAGGAGAAAGGCGGGTCGTACCCCAACGAGGAGACCGCCCGCCGCCACGCGGCCATCCACCGGCAGCTCTCCGGGGCGTCGTCCGCCGCGATGGACGCGCTGAAGGCGAAGGCCGATATCACGGCGTTGGACGAGGTACAGACCGCCGCGCTCGGGGCCGTCGCCGACCTCGAGGCGAAGTGGACCACCTCCCACGTCGAGCGCTCGACGTCGGGCCGGCTCGTCTTCGCGCAGGGCACCGGCACCGTCCCCGTCACCCGCACCTCCACCGGACGCCTGGTGGTGAGGGCATGACCCGCGTCCTCATCGACTGGGGCGGCCGAGGCACCGTCGTCGTCGCCCGCACCCACCTCGAGATCGACGGCGCCCGCATCCACCTGCCCGACGGCCGCCTCGAGCACATCGACGGCCCCACCGTCATCGACCTCGACCCCACCGACCCCGGCGACGCCTGGCGCATCCGCCACTACCCGGAGCACCGAACCCCGTTCACCTGGTGGGTCCTCGTCCCCGAGACCGACGACGACGCCCCACCGATCCCCGTCACCACGCTGACCCGCATCGACCCAGGCACCCTCTCCCCCACCACCGGCCCCAACCCCGCCGCCTGGACCGCCGCACTCAACACCGAACGCGCCGAGCGCGCAGCCGCCGTCGCCGACCTGAAGGCCGCGCTCGCGGATCTGCCTGCGCCGTCGGCTTCGGTGTCGCACGTCGCGGTGACCGACGGCGGCCGGCTCGCGCACCGTGCCGGGGGCACGACCACCCTGACCACCACCACGTCCGGCCGGCTGGCCGTCGTCCGCGCCTGAGGAGGCACCCATGGCTGAGAACCCCGAGGACCTGATCGTCACCGACGCCGAGCTCCGCCGGCAGCTGCCTGCCCTGGCCAAGGAGCTGAAGATCGGTGGGGTGGACGGTTCGGTGCCGATCTTCCCGACGCTGGCTGAGGCGACGGCGTGGGAGGCCGCGAACCCGGGGAAGATTGCCCTGACCGTCGAGACTCCCCCGGACCCGAGCGCATGGTCCCCCAAGCCCCCAACCTTTGACGTGGTGAAGAAGACCATCACGATCCCCTCGGATGCCGGGGCCACCTACACCGTGGATGGCGTCACGAGGACCGGCACCGTGTCTGTCACCCCGCCGGTCACGGTCACCGTGCGGGCAGTGGCGAAGGCCGGCTACACCCTCGTTGGCACTACCGAATGGGTCAAGGCGTTCGAGGAGACGCTCACCGCCTACGACGAGGTCGCGCTCTCCCTGAACCCGCAGTACTACTATCGCCTGGACGACTCTGCCCTCCCGCTGCGGAACCGAGGCGTTGGCGGTCCGCTGACGCTTCAGCAGACGGCGGCCGCCCAGCTCGGGAAGTCGCCGCTCGGCGTCGGCGCTACCGCGCACGCGGGCGCTCGACCGTGGTTCGTGGGCGCGTCCACCTTCGCGTCATGGACTGCGTACACGCTGGCCGCCGTCGTGGACATCAAGGCCAGCACGGCCGCCACCCTCATCGGGTGGATCACAGCCGATGGACCGACCCTGGGCTACAGCACCGGGGCGTCCGGCACGGACGGCCAGCCCCTCAACCGCGTCTCCTTCGGTGCCACCAACACTGTGGCTACGGTCAGCGACCGCGTCATCAACCTCACCCCCGGCACCCCGGTTCACGTCGCCATCACCAGCGACGGCACCACCGTCCGGGCATACATCAACGGGGCCGAGGTGAAGAACGCTCCCGCACAGCCCATCACCGGCAACCATCTCTTCTTCGGCCAGGCCGATCCGGGCCGAGTCGCGGGCATCGTCATGGACGGCACCCGCGCGTTCACCGCCGCCCAGATCAAGGCCCTCTCGGACGCGGTGGCCCGATGACGAGGATCAGCGACACTGACGGACTTGCCCGAGGCGTGTACACCACCGCCGGCCGCCGCGTCTTCGGCGGACCCGCCCGCCGTGCCGCCGCGCCCCCGAATGGACCCGTGCTGAATGTCCTCTCCCGGTGTGCACCCGCCACGCTCCTGCGCGACGCCACTACCGGGATCGGGGCGACCTCGCACCAGCGGGTCACCGTGGACGCCTCCAAGCCCGCCCTCTCCTGGGTATTCCACGGAGGCTTCACCGGCTCCATCGCCGAGCCGTTCACCCTCCGCGCCGCAGCCGGTGTCAACGGCGGCCCGAAGTACACGCTCACCTTCTCCGGCGCGCAGCAGGCCAGCGTGCCCGTGGAAGGTGCGACCATGACCGCCGACCCCCTTCCCGTGGACGTGCTCGCCGGGGACGTGCTCGACGTGTACACCTGGACGCAGGGTCCCAAGGCGTACATGGACCTCTCCGGGGCTGACCCGGACGAGGGCGCGAGGATACACACCGGGCACTACGACCCGAACCACCCCGCAGCAGCACCCCTCATCGGATGGGGCACGGTGCGGCCCGCCAGAATCGGCGCGCCGAGCACCGGACGCTCCTGGATTCTTTCCGGCGATTCCATCGTGCAGGTCAGCCTCTCGCACATGGACTACCTCTCTCGCCGCCTGAATCTGGCCTCGGTCAAGGTCGCCCAGGGCGGGGACTACCACGGGGCTCACCCGGGGCCCCGCACGACCATGATGTACGGCCCGCACCTGGCGACCGCCACGCACATGATCGACGAGCTTGGCATCAACCAGCCCCTCCCGGAGTCTGCCCTGAAATTCTGGAAGTACATGAAGGCGAACGGGATCGCGTGGCTTGGCAAGACAACGCTCGCACCCCGCTCGTCCCCGTCTCAGACGCCCCCGACTGAGCCGCTGACGTTCAACACCTGGCTCCGTGACGGTGCGCCCCTCACCGCAGACGGCTCCGCCACCGTGGCCGCCGGGACCGCCGGGGCGATCCGGGCCAAGGTCATTAAGGCAGACGGGACCATCGTGCCGGGATCGGGCGCACACCCGGTGGACTGCATCCTCGACTGCGCCGCTGCCATCGAGGACCCGAACCGGCCCGGCATGTACACACAGCAGGCAACGGACCTGATGACCGCTGCCGGGCACACCGACTGGCTGCACTACCACGAGTCCGTACACAGGCTCGTCGGCGAGCGGCTCGTCCGCGACCTCGGCATCCTCGGGTTCTAGGTCACCACGCGGTGAAGTCGGCGTCCTCCACTGCGCATGACTCGGAGCAGAACCGGCCTCGCGACTCTGTGGCGGCCTGCGCTGGCCGGTAGGTGGCGCGACACCAGTCGCACTGGCGGGGGCGCATCCCGCGCTCCCGCCACCACCACACCATCCGGTCCAGGGGAGTCGTCATGCCCCACACCCTAGCGGCCTCCACCACACCTGGTGGGGGCCGTCGTCATTCCCGACACCCTTTGGAGGTGCCCGTGCCTCGTCGCGTGGCTCAGCTCGTCGTCCGTATCCGCCGTTCCGCGTTTCCAGAGATCGTGGCGGTGTCCCTCTCGGCCGCGCTCGTCGCGATCGGGCTGACGTTCGCCCTCGCCCCGGACCGGTTCCAGACGCCTACGTGGGCGCCGATGTGGGAGTTCGCGTCCCCGGTGGCGTGGGCGCTCGCCGCGGTCTTCGCCGGCACCCTGTCGGCGCTCGTGGTGCTGCGCTGGCGTGAGCTCGCCCCGGCCCCGTTGATCCTGCAGACGGGGATCTGGGGGACGATCAGCGCGCTCATCACGTGGGGCACGATCGGTGGCGGCGTCCCCTCCGCCGCGATCATCTACGCGCTCCCGGGCTGGTTGTGCCTGCTGCTCGTCGTGCTCTACATCTCCGAGGCCCGCCACCCTGACGACACGGCGGCCCACCGATGACCGCACCCCACGTCCCCGTCACCTCCAGCACGCACGCGCTCGCCGTCACCATGTACGTCGGCATGATCGTCCTCGGCGTCGCGCACGCCACCGGGGTCATCTCCTCGCGCGCTGTGCAGGAGGTCCTGGCCTCCCCGTGGGAGGAGATCTGGGCCGGCCTGCACCTGATCGGCCCGATCATGGCCGCCGCCGGGGCCCTCGCCGCCGCGCACCGCAAGCTGCCCATCTACTCCATGTCCGCCGAGCTCGTCGGCTGCGCGATCTTCGCCATCACGAAGGGCACCTACGTCGTCTGCCTCTTCACCGTCTACGGCCTCGAGGGTGGCCCGTCCACACAGATCATGGGCGCCGGCATCGCCATCGGCTGCGCCGCACGCGCCACCCAGGTCGGCCTCGAGCTGTCCCGCCTCGTGGCCGCCGCCCACGCCACCACCAGCCCGGAGCCCGCCACCGCGCCCACCGGGAGGTGACCCGCTTGAGCCCTGAGCACATCGCCCTGCTCATCACCTCCCTCTCCCCCATCGTCCTGGCCCTCATGGCCGGCATCGGCTGGGTCGTACGCCACCGCATCGAGACGGCGACCGCCCCCGGCGCGGAGCCCCCCACCACGCAGACCCCGGCGGCGCTGCCGCGGGACCTGTACGACGACTGCCGCGAGGACCTTGAGACCACGCGCGCGGAGCTGACCACCGAGCGGACCCGACGCATCCACCTGGAGGGCATCCTCGCCCGCCGCGGCATCACCCCCACCACCCCTACGGAGGACTGACCCATGCCCACCCCTACCGAGATCGTCGCCCAGCACCTCGACAACGCGGCCGCCTGAACGGAGACACCATGTCGTACATGCTCACCGGCCTGCCCCGGATGCTCGAGGAGGCCGGCATCGACTACGAGCTGACCCCCGGCTGGGACGATCAGGCCCTCGCCCTCTGGGGCGAGCCGATGGACGGCGTGCTCGCCACCGTCATCCACACCACCGAGACCGCCGACTCCGCTTTCGCCCGGGGCGCGGACGCCCCCACGAAGGCCTGGATCAAGCGCGGCCTCGGCTACCCGACCTACAACCTCATGCACGGCCGCTCCGGCAAGGTCGTCGTGAACACAGCCGGTGTGGGCGCGCAGGCCGGCACCGGCTCCTGGCCCACCCACGTCTGCCCGAACCCCGGCGTGGAGCGGGACCTGGCGAACTTCACGACCCTCGGCATCTCCATGGACGCCAACGAGTCGAAGTACCCCGTCACCGAGGCCCAGCTCCGTGCCCTGATCCGTCTCCTCGTCGCCATCGACAAGGAGTGGGGCGCGACCCTGCCGGCGATCATGCACGCCGAATGGGCCTGGGAGCGCACCACCAACAAGCGCACGGACCCGACCCGCGTGCCCGGTGGCCACGACGCGATCCGCAAGGCCAAGGCCCGCGGCGCCTGGGACGCCGCCCCGACCCCCACCGTGGTCCGGCCCGACCCGCCAACCGCGGCACCCGACGGCACGTACGTCGTCCAGCCAGGCGACGGCTGGTGGGCGATCGCCCGCGCCCACGGCATCGCCGCCGTGGACCTGGCCAAGATGAACGGCGCCACCACCGGCACGCTCATCCACCCCGGCCAGACCCTCCGCACCCCGAAGGTCGAGGCCGGCACCGTCCACCGCGTCGTCGCCGGCGACACCATGAGCCGCATCGCCCGCACCGCGAAGGTCTCCCTCGACGCGCTCATCGCCGCCAACCCCAAGGTCCACCCGGACCGCATCGAGATCGGCCAGGTGATCGCCCTGCCGATCAGCACCTACACCGTGCGCCCCGGCGACTCCTGGTGGGCGATCGCCTCCCGCCACGGCACCACCCACGGCGCGCTCGCCGCCCTCAACAGCAAGACCACCGCCGACACCATCCACCCCGGCGACGTCCTCCGCGTCGCCTGAACGGAGTCCCCCATGCAGACCCGCCGCACCCCCATCATCGACACCCTGACCCTCTGGGCCGGCTCCCTGCAGGCTGCGCTCGCCGCCGGCGCCGGCGCGGCCATCCTCGCTGACCTGCCCAACTGGGTGGCGTTCTCCATCGCTGTCGGCCTCTTCGTCGTCGGCATGGTCCAGGCTGGCCTTCGCTGGGCGGCCCAGAACGCGACCGTGCCGGTGGGCGACGTCGTCGAGGTCCGCGAGGGCTCCGACGTCGTAGCGGGCCCCGCGAACGACCAGGTGGCCGAGGGCGCGTTCGTGCGTGAGCTCGGCCGCAGCCCTCGCCATCGCGTCGCCGACTGATCGGCCCCACGCAGAAGCGCCCCGCCCCAGCATCACGCTGGGGCGGGGCGCTTTTCTGCGTTCTCATCCCCGCTGCCGCGGGGATCACAGGTGGCGCAGGCTCATGGCCCGCGTACCCAATACGGCTCACCCCCGCTGACGCGGGGAGTCCTGCTGAGCGTAGATCCTCCGGGCCTTGTTCGCCATGTCGTAGACGCGCTGAGTGGACAGGCCCAGAACCTCAGCCACGTCACGGCCACGCGCCTCGCCGGACGTCAGCACCTCCGCTACTGCCCGATCCCTCTCCAGTGCCGCCGCGTCCGCCGCCCGCCGCAGGCGGATCGCGGCCTCGTGCATCTCCTTCAGACGCTCCAGGCCGCTCATGCGTCGCGCGCCCAGCGGATGGTGACCTCGTAGCCCCGGCTCGCCCAGAAGGACAGGCGCATGGTCTCGCCCGCCTCGTTGGCGATGACGCCGCTGCCGCTGCGGGAGAGCGTGTAGTCGCCGTAGGGGCCGGGCAGGAGGGCGTAGGACGAGCCGTCCTTGGCGACGAGGCGGTAGGTGGGCTTCTGGGGGTCGCGGAGGTAGTCGCACCGCTCCAGCTGCGCCCAGCCCATGACCGCGCCGAGGCGGACGTGCTGGACGACGGTGAGGCGGGTGTACTCAGTCTCGCCGACGATGGTGCCGATGGGGGCCAGGGTGGTGGTCTGCGTGGTCATCTCTGCCTCTCTGTCGGGCGGCCTCTCCGCCCTGACATGCAATAGCCTACGGCACAGAACGAGAGGGGGCAACGCCCTACGGCAAAAAGTTGCCGGGACGCCTCCACAGGCATCTCCCGCGGCCGCGCCGCACCCGCTACGCTGGGCCTCGGCGCCGCCCGCCATCCCCTCCGTGCGGCCGGCGCCTGCCGCGGCCAATCCCGTGACCGCCGCGGCTCCCGCCCCGCCACCTCCCCTGGTGGCGGGGCGGCTTCGTCTCCAGGTCCGCGCGCGGGAACCCCCGTCACCTCTCCCGAGTGCAACCCTGGTAGCCTCCGACCACCGAACACGACCTGTTCAAACCGGTTCAACCGGGGCGCGTAACCCGCCGTTCCGCATGATTCAGCCGAGCCGAGGCGAGTCCAGCCGGGTTCAATCCCCGTCGCTCACCCCACCCGAAGCCCCCGGAATCATG